GGTGGAGCAGGGCGGGCAGATGAGAATGAGAACTCATTATCAGGAAGGTACGGGGAGTGTTAGTAGACGTACCAGCCCGAGGCGGGGCGTAAGTGAGTGCTAACTAACCACAGGAGGAAGTAGGGGGCAGTTGGGTGGGGACACTCAAGTCTTTTGAGCGTTAGACCGTGGGTTTGTAGGGCTTTTATGAGGGCTAGTTGTTGGATTACGGTGAGCGTTGAGCGTCCCGCGAGTGCGGTTTGGATGGTTGCGAACACGGGAGCGGGGAGGTCGTCCTCGCACTTGAATGGTTGATCGTACGATCCCGGTACGGCGCGTGGGGCACGGCTCTCCTGCTCCCTCCGCTCCGCCGCTAGGCGTGCGCTCTCCTCCGCCATCTGGTCGATCTCCTCCTGCGAGGGCTCGCAGCGCTGAGCAATCCTCATCCGCTCAGCCTCGCTCGCCTTCTCCCACTCCAGTTCCTCCGCTGTGGGCTCGTAGTGCCCCGTCGAGGGACCATACTCCCGCTCGTTCTCGGACTGTACTTCGTTGAATCCACTTGCTTGATCGTTGTTCATTGTTATGCTCCTGTTACACCAAACGATGGACGAACTAATCCACCTGCAACACCGCAGGTGACTACACCACCACACCTAACACAGAGCGAGTGGAAGCCGAACGAGAAACGCCAGAAGATGTGGCGGATTGCTGGCGGGGAACTGGCGGGAATTGGGGACACCCGGTCGGCCCCCTAGTCGGGTGACGATCCACTGGGGGAAACACCCCACCCCTCTCAAAATTTCCCTCCCCCACAGGAAAAACAAACCCCTAATCCCGCCACTTCCGCCAGGACCCCGCCAGATAACTGGCGTGCCTCCGCCCTTTCCCCACAAGGACTTACGAAATCCCGCCAGTTCCGCCAGTAGTTCTTTCTTCTTATAGAGAATGGAAAGAAGAAGAGAGAAGAGCATCTGGCGAACTTTTTTTTCCCGATCTGGCGGAACTGGCGGGAGCCCCCCACCCCGTTAGGGATCACTCCCCCTCCTTACACTTCCTCAAACTCAACCCTTTCAACCCCCTCACGCCCTGCCCGCCCCACCTCGCCTGCTCCAGGTGCCACGTCCCGCCCTTCTCCACGGCCGCCAGAAGCCCCTTCACCCTCACCTCCTTCGCCCACGGCCGCTTCGCCTCCTTCACCCACTCCCGCCACTCCCTCTTCAACGTCTCCCCGTCCACGAACCCCCTCTCATTCCGCACGAACACGTCCTCCAAAAACTCATCCATCGGGTTGTTCGCCAACCCAAACTCCCGCATCATCTCCTCTGCCCCTTCAACCCTTGGCCACATCTCCTCCCCGCCCCCGCAATACTCGACCGCCCCCTTCATGGCCCACGCCGCGATCCCCTTCACCTCCCCCTTCAACTTCTCCGGCAGCTTCTTGTCCATCCCCCCCTCCACGTCGAAGCTGTTCTTGATCGGCAGCACCAGAATCTTGTTGCTGACGCCCTGCCCCTGGTTCCCGATCCTCGGAATCTGGTTCCCGCACACGACCATAGCGCACTTCACCACCGTATTGTGCTGAATCGCCTGGTACTTCTCCTGCGTGCTCACCTTGTCCTGCCCCAACACCTGCTTCACCACCCTTCCGAACGTCTCCTTCTGCACCCTCCCCAGGTCCTGCATCTCCGTCACCACCATCAAACTCGTCCGCCCCAACCCCGCCAGCCCAAAGGGACTCACCAGCGTGTCACAATCCACGCTCCGGAACCACTCCTCTCCCATCAGCCCTGAGAACACACCCGTCAACACCCCCTTCCCGCCGCCCGTCTTCCCCAACAGTGCGAGCAGCTTCCTCGAATCCCTCCGGCCCGTCAGCACCATGCCCATGAACCGCTGCAACACCTTGACCCACCCCTCATCTCCCTTGCTCCACTTCGCCAACGCACCCATCCACACCGGGCACTCCGCCCCCTCCTCCCACTCGCACGGCACAACCGGCCCGAACCACTCCGGACCCCTCACTCCCACTACCTCCACCCCCTCCCCCTTCACCGCCACCACCACATCCTCAAACGCTACACAATCCTCCGCCCTCGGCTTGTCACCCTGCCCCGTCAGCCACACCGGATGACCCAACACCTTCACTTCCCTTTGAGCCCTCAACGCCCACAGCACCTCCTCGCACATCCCCTTGTTCGGTCCCACCGGCACCACCACCTCTTCCTCGCCCCTCGTCACCCTCACCCACATCTGCGCCAATTCCCTCATGACATGCAAACCCATCTCCTCCTCGCTCTTCAACCTCCACTTCCCGCCCACCCACGCCCACCACTCGCCCACCCTGTACAACAATCCCCCGCCATCCCACACCCGTTGCACCAACGCATCCGCCAGTACCCACGGGGCCTTCGCATCCACGGGCCTGTTCTCATCACCAACTCTGATTTCCTGTGTCATAACTCACACCTTTCCTAAAAGGTTGCGCCAATCTCTTGTGTTTCAGACATTCCCGAGCAGGTATAGGAACCCACGCCACATCATGAAGAAGCCATGAGCAAGGAAAAATGCTATACTAATGTATGCCTCACTCCAACCCCGCCCACCCCCGCCTCCGCCGTTCCAAAATCTCCATTCCCCCCTATCTCACCCTCTACTCCATCGACTTCCTCGTCGAAACCTTCGAGCCCTTCGGTATCACCGAGGCCAACCTCATCGCCTTCCTCGAAAAGGACCTGCACCTCCCCCTCATGGAGGTTGGCTCCACCCTCTTCTTCGACCCCCTCGACGTGGCCCTCGCCCTCCGCGTGGCCCTCCGGCAGGGCGCTCGCTCTTTCTCTCTCCCCGGCTCCTCCTCCCGCAACAAACGCGGCGGTCGCCGTCCCAAGGCCCTCCCCACCGACATCCTCTCCTGCCTCCGCACCGCTCTCGGACGCACCCTCGCCAACGCCCGCCTCAACGCTTCCCTCGAAGACCCCTCCATCCTCTCCGCCTCCCTCTCCCGTTCGGCCGCCCGCCTCATCGCCTCCTCCACCGCCGACCTTCTCGCCAACGCCTCCCTCGACCTCGCCACCGCCGAACTGAACGCCCTCGAAGAATCGGGCCATACCATCCCCGCATCCCTCTCCGTCACCCCTGACTACTCCGCACCCAATGTCCCAGACCCCAACCAACCCATCAGCCCCATCAAACCTCGCGCCCGTTCCGCCCCCCGCTCTTGAACTCTCCCCCTCTTCCCCCATTTCCGTCTGCACCCTCCTTGAACCGGACACTCTCGATGCCGCCCTCAAAGCAGCCAACTACACCCAGTCCGAACTTATCCAATCCCTCGTCGACCGCTGCCGCGATCCCGACCCCGAGGTCTCCCTCAAAGCCCAATCCCTTCTCATCCAACTCTCCAAGACCGCCGCTCAACTCTCCCAGTCCCGAGCCCGCATCCGCACCGTCCTCACCGAACGAAAGGACCGACATGGCAACACCATCCGCACCCACTCAGTCACCGCTTCCGCCCTCATCCAAGCCCACCACAACCCCATCGCCCGCCTTGCCTCCGACCTCGCCACCCCTCCCGCTGATGACCAAGGCCCCAGTGGCCCCTCCTTCTCCTGACGCCCGTCCCTCCTCCTTCGCCACCGCCCAGATCGAACACTCCGCCCTCCGTCTCACCCGTTCCAACACCCAGGACCTCGGCGACTTTGTCCTCACCCAACTCAACCACCTCTACTCCATCAACTCCCGCGAGACCCTCTCCCTCCCCACCCTCTCCCTCCTTGGCGCACACTTCCGCGACTTCCTCCTCTCCCGCGAAACGCCCACCGGCCGCACCCTCTCCCTCGAAGCCTCCACCTTCCTCGAACGCTACATCACCTTCCACAAGGCCCGCCGTCTCTTCGTCCCCAACCCCGAGGACATCCACCTCCGCCTCCTCCTCCACATGATCCCCTACTTCTTCGACGCCCGCATTCCCCTCTACCCCGCCCCCACCCGCACTTCCCTATGAACCTCCGCGTTCTCCCCATCCCCAGGCACGGCAACCCCCTCTACCCCCTGCCAGCCGACTACAACGACCTCACCGCCGAAGGTCAGCGCAAAGCCCGCGTCAACGCCTGCCGCCTCTGGACGATCCCCGACCTCCCCGACGCCGACATGGCCCTCAACCTCGTGGCCTCCACCCACTTCTTCGATCTCTACTACCTCCACCCCGACCCGTCCCTCTCCTTCGACCCCGGCTTCTACGACCAGACCCCCCTCGTCTCGGCCCCCTTCCACTGGGAAATGTCCTCCCTGTGGGCCTCCTCCCGCTTCTCCGCCATCGTTGCTCCTCGCGGCTCCGCCAAGTCCACGCACCTCTGCAAGGACACCGGCCTCCGCATCGTCTCCGCGCCCAACTACTCCTTCGTCTACGCCACCTCCACCCACGACAACGCCAAGCACGTCGGCCAACGCCTCAAAGACCTCTGCTACCACAACCCCCGCGTCCAGGAGGACTTCGCCCCCGAGTACGGACGCTCCACCCTCCAGCCTATCCGTGGCGAAAAGTCCACAGGCATCGACTACTTCCACCTCAACAACGGCTCGTGGCTCCGCTGCCTCTCCTCCGAGTCCCGCATCCGTGGCGTCCGTCCTCGCCGCTTCCGCCTCGACGACCCCGAGTACGACGCCAAAGCCTCCACCTCCATGTCCACCATCCGTGACTACATGGAGACCCTCCTCTTCAAGGTCGCCATCCCCACCGTCCTTCGCGCCGGTTCCGCTCTCGACTGGACCGGCACCTTCGTCTCCCGACGCCACTTCCTCTGGCACGTCGTCTCCGCCATGCAGGACGGCGGCCTGACCGACCCCCGCCTCTCCTCCTCCTTCTGGAAACGCATCATCATCCGAGCCTGCCACGAGGAGGACGACGGTCGACTCACCTCCTGCTGGCCGCACATGTGGCCCTCCGACGAGGCCGAACGCGACCGCCTCGCCCTCTCTCCCTCCACCCTTACCCTCCCCCAGGTCCGTGAAATCCTCGGCCCCGCCGTCTTCAACTCCGAAATGCAGGCCAAGCCCGGCGAGGCGACCACCGCCTTCTTCCGCCCCTCCACGGACCCCCGTGGCCGCCACGCCTTCTGGTTCGAGGGCATCGACCCCTCCCTCTTCCAAGTCTCCCCCTTCGCCTCCCCCGGCTCCATCTGCTACCTCCACCCCGTCACCTCCGACCCCATCCGCACACCCCTCGTTGACTTCGCCCGCTCACTCCGCCTCTTCATGACCGTCGACACCGCCTACACCGAGAAGACCACCTCCGACCGGCGCGTCTGCTCCCTCTTCGGCCTGGACCCCGACAACATCCTCTTCTGGCTCGACATGTGGTCCGACCGCCGCCAGGATTCCGTCCTCATCGAAAACTCCCTCCGCATGTGCGAACGGTGGGGCTGCCGCCAAATCCACGTCGAAGTCGTCAAGCAATCCAAAAAGCTCTACGAACGCTACCAGTCCACGCTCTCCACCCGTTTCACCGCCACCCTCGGCATCGGCAACATCCCCTCCCTCCACCCCTTCAACCCAGGCGTCGACGCCAAGGTGGACCGCATCGCCACCCTCGACACCCGTTTCGACCACGGCCTCATCAAGATGCCCTACTACCTCAAGCAATCCAACGGCCCCTTCTCCCGCCTCTTCGACCAGATCGACTCGTTCAACCCCGAAGTGGAAGACGGCGGCCTCCAGCACGACGACGAACTCGACACCGGGGCCATGACCACCTTCATCATCCGTGGCCGCACCCTCCGCCGCGCCGCCCCCCACCAGAAAGGCCCCCTCAACCCCATCGCGGAGATGGAAGCCGGTCGCCTTCAGGACCCCTACGGCACACCACACGCCTACGGTGTCCCACTCCAGCTCCTCTCCACCGACCTCATCGACAAACTCTGCTCCGTCCCCGCCACCCCCCAGAAGGACCCCCTATGACCGCCCGCAAAATCTCCACTCCCACTCCCACCCCGCTCCTCCCACCCACCACACCCCACAACCTCCACGGCTCCCACGTCGTCCTCCCCGCCACCCTCGCCCACGCCCTCTTCGATTGCTACTACGGCGACGGTCCCCGCTACCACGACACCACCGCTCCCCTCAACACCTCCCGACTCCGCGAATCCCCGACTGGAAGGGGGCCTCTCCCCACCACCGACCCCTCCGACCGCCAACGCGAGGAGGCCGTCGCTCGCTCCCCCATGCCCACCATGCTGAGCGAAACGAACCCCGGCCCTGACGTTCGAGTCATCGAACACCCCGGCACCATCCCCACAGGCTTTGTTCCGCGTGGTAACCTCGCCAAATCCCAAAAGCCCTCCTAACCTCAACTCATGCCCGACTTCTCTATCCAACTTACGAAGAACGAGTCGGCCCTCACCTCCATCCTCGCCGACCACGCGGAACGCTGCGACCGCCTCTACCTGTGGCGTCGTATGCAGTGGCTCCTCGCGTGGTATTACCTCAACGGCTATCGACGCTTCTCCGTCTTCGATCCGCACACGGGGCGCATCACTCCCCACTACGTCGACGTGGACGGCACCGTGAAGTTCCAGTGTCAGGAACTCCTCTTCGCCATCAACCAGGTTGCCTCCCGCATCCAGTCGATGGACTTCTCCCCCGTCGTCATCCCCCAGCTCTCCTCCCTCCAGGGCCTCCGCGACAAGGCCGTGGCCCAACTGACCCTCTCCTCCCTCCTCACACCCAACACCCTCGACCCCGTCATCGAAGACTTCGCCTACACCTTCACCTGCCTCGGCTTCTGCGGCATCACCGGACACGTCTCCCAGCACCCCACCGTCGGCCTCTCCACCTCCCTCTCCATCGTCCACCCACGCGAGCTTTACCCGTTCCCGGCCGTCGGATACGACCACACCCAGACCGGCGGTTTCATGCGCCAACACTGGGTCCCCGTCTCCCGCCTCGAAGCCCTCTACGGCAAACGCAAGGTCGCCTCCAAGATCGACAACATGGACTGGCTCGACACGATGGCGGGCGAACTGTGGCAATCCCCTGGTGGCGACAACCCCCCACTCAGCAGCCCCCAGAACTCCCTCACCACCCGCACCGTCGATACCGCCCCCAACTCCGGACCCTCCGACCTCGCCATCGCCCGCGTCCGCGAGCTGTGGCTGACCGGCCCCAACGACACCGTCTCCCGCTACATCCTCACCTCGGGCAAGTCCGTCCTCGTCGACCACGACCTCTCTGACCAGCACGTCTACCCCTCCATCGGCTTCTCCCGCTTCATGAACAACGGCTCCTGGTACGGCGTTGGCATGTTCGACCTCCTCTACTCCCAGCACAAGGAGCTGGAGAAACTCACATCCGCGCTCTACCAGAACGTCTCGGACCTGGACCGCTACGGCATCCTCGTCATGCCCCAGGGCCAGATGCCCCAGTCCCAGACCCTCCGCGACGTGGGACGCGGCCTCCGCGTCATGTTCTGGGAACCCGACCCCATCTCCGAAGGCTTCACACCCTTCCCCATCCAACCCTGGAACACCGGCGACATGCCCGGCAAGGTGGCCGCCTTCGCCCGCGAATCCATGAAGCAGGTGAACCCGATCACCGACATCATCGAAGAGAAGGGCCGCATCGACTCCGCCTCCGGACTCAACTACCTGGAGGAAGTCGCCAACCGAGCCTTGACCGCCCCCACCGGAGGCATCGCCCGAGCCTTCTCTACCATGTACCGGGGCCTTCACCAGCAGGCCCTCGCCCACATCACAGAGGGCGCACAAGGCATCCCCATCACGAACCTCTCCCTGGACCTCCTGGGTGCCGTCATCGACAACAAGGAGGGCACCGTCTCCTTCAAGGACAACCCCCTCCCCGACATCACCCGTCTCCAGTACACCATCCGCTCACTCTCCCCCAAGGCCGTGACCGCCCGGCGTGCGGAACTCCTCGACCTCTGGGAGAAGGGCATCAACCAGGACCCCCTCGGCCTCCAACTGACCGCTTTCGACGAGGGCATCGACCTCGCCATGTACACCGCCGACACGCGGGCCGCCCGCGACATGGGCATCCGTGCTATCCTCTCCCTCTTCGGTGACGGTGAGGAACCCGGCGAACTCATCCTCACCCCCCACACCACCAAACCCGCCGTCGTCCTCCGTCTCCTCGAAACCGTCATGGTCGGCCCCGCCTTCATGTTCGCCTCACCCGCCGTCCAGAACGAGTTCATCAAGTTCCGATTCACGCTCCAGTCTTGGATGGGAGCCCTCCTCCCCCAAGGTATCCCCTCACTCGACGAATCCGCCACCCCGACTGGAAGGGGGGGTCTCGTCCCACCGCCTGGCCCGCGCCTCGCAATGTAACTCAGGAGTTTCCTCATGTTGACCCGCACCGCACCGCTCTACAACACAGACACCAATACCGCAGGGGACGCCGCCGCAGGCGGTTCCGCCGCCACCGCAGAGGGGAAAGCCCCCTTCCAGTCAGGTGGGGACACAGGTGGTGAGATCAAGCTGACACGCAAGGAGTACGACGACCTAGTGGCCGCACGCTCCACGGCGGATACGTACAAGAAGGAAGTCGAGACGTACAAGAAGCGGTGGGAGAACGTGGACGGGATCGTCAAGGGGAAGGACCCCGTCGATATCGACCGTCGCACCCGGCAGTTGTACGCCGACGCGGGGTACACCATGCAGCAGATTGACGAGATGATGAAGGGAACCACCGAGACGGAGACGCAGGCACCGCAGGGCAAGAAGGCCAAGCCCCCCGCCGACGAGGACGACGATGGTCCCTCGGAGTTGGATGAGAAGTTGAATGCTCTCTCGCAGAATGTGGAGTCGCTCACGAAGGCTCAGCAAGAGGACTGGTATCGTCGGCACACGCAGATGTTGAACGAGCAAACCGGGCAGGCTCTTGACTCCTCCAAGGAACTTCGTACCATGCTGGACACGCTGGTCAAGTTCCGCCTCCCTGAATCTCCGGATCAACAGGCCGTGCAGGAATACCAGACGCCGATCCGTCAAGAAGTCCGAGAGGAAGTCCTCAGAGCCGTCAAAGCTGCGCTCCGTGAAGAGCAGTCGAGAAGCGGCCAACAGTGGAATCCCAACTGGATGGTGACGCTCGTCCCCAAGGCCGCTCAGGAAGCGGTCAAGAAAGCAGTCGAGAGCAGGTCACGGTTCCTGCCTGATCCTTCCAAACTTGGAATCGGATCGGCACCCAACCCGTACCTCGATGCCCAGGGACGACCGCCCAAACTTGACATCAAGGGGTCGGACGATGTCGAAACACGCAAGGACAAACTAAGCAAGTGGGCTTCCGCGAAGCTGCTCGCCGATCCTGTGGACGGTTGAGCCTGGTGGGGGCTTTCGGGCTTACAACACAAGGATGTAACTCATGGCTTCCCCATCAGGCTCAATTCTGAACACGCGGGCTCCCGCGATCACCGAAGTTCTCAACAAGAGTGTTGAGGACCTCACCCCGGCTCTCGATCCCATCTTCACCGGCATGATTGCATCCTCGCAGGGTGTGCAGTCGTCCGACCAGATGGGTCGAGATTACCTCGTCATCAAGACGTTCCGCAGCGGCCTCTCCGGCGTCATCGACGGCGGCGGTCCGCAGCAGGACTTCGCGCTGTACGGCGACCCGAGCAACGTCGCCCTCGGTGCGAAGGTGTTCACGCAGGGTCTCAGCAAGACCTTCCCCTCGCCGCTTGAAGGTCCGAACCAGTCAACGTACCGCATGGCCTTTGGTATGCGTTCGATGCTGGGCAACCTCATGTTCACGCTGGGCGAGATGCAGTTGGAGGCGACTCCGGCCTACATCGACGACCACCTCATGCCGAAGCTCCAGGGCTTCGCCATGAACATGTCGCAGATGTTGTGCAACTACTTCTACCTGTCGCAGAACGACTACTACGCCCTGACCAGTCTGGTCACGAGCGGGTGGGCGGTCTCGGCGGGTGCAGACGGTGGCAACCGCGTTCTCACCGTCGACACGTCCTACAGCAACTACGCGATCCACCGCTTCTTCGTGGGCCAGCGAGTTCAAATCTATGACACCACGGGTGCCACGCTCCGCACGAACGGCAACACGGGCGACAGTGTCCTTGTGGTCGTGCGTGTGGACGAGCTGTCCGGCAAGGTGGCGTTCCGCAGCATCAGCAACCAGGCCCTCGACACGGCCGTCGGTGGCGGTTCGGCGTATAGCGCTGTCCTCGCCAACGGCGACAAGATCGTGTTCGCCAAGACGAAGGGCTCCTCGACGACGCCCTACGCCGCGAGTCCGTACTTCACAGGCATCGCGGGCATGAACAGTTGGCTCAAGTTCGGTGACGCCAGCGGCGAAACCGATGCCGACGCCAACTGCCTCTTGGGCGCTGAGCGTCCGGGCACCAACTACGGGTACAGTGGCAACATCAACGTCAACGTGCATCCGGAGTTCCGGTCGCTGGCGTACAGCAACAGCGGCCAGCCGCTTACGGAACACACGCTCCGAAAGGTCTTGCGTGCGTTCCACGCGGCGAAGACGAAGTACGGCTACAGCGTGGACACCATGATCGCCTCCGAAGGCGTGTGGCTCGCGTACGAGGGCCAGAAGATTCAGAAAGAGTTGCTGGACCGTACGGGTCGTCTCTCGACGATCAAGCACGAGGGTTCGGACAACAAAGATCAGAACGCGGGTATGGCCTTCGTCTTCGACGGCCGTACCATCGACTGTGTCACCTCCGGGTTCGTGGAGAGTGGCACGGTGTACGGTATCAAGCGCAAGAACAACTGGTACCGCTACTCGCCTCCCGATCCCAAGGGCAGCCGCAGTGTCGACAAGGCACCCGCGTACGCCCCGTTCAAGTTCATCGGTCCGATGCTCACGGGCACCGGCAGTCACCTGATTCCCATGTCCATCGTCAGCGGCTCGAACACGCTGGTGACGGAAGGAACGCAGATGCCGTGCTGGCTCCGTACACAGGTCGCTCCCAAGCAGGTCTGTGGTATCAAGATCACAAGCGTCGGTGAAGACCGCATCATCGGCTAAACGACTGTGGAGTTTGGTGTGTCCTGGCGGAGGACACAAGAGGACGGAGCCCGCTCGAACAGGGCGGGCTCTGTTTTTATGAAAACCTCACCGACCGTGGAACTCCTCTTCTCCCGGTACGACGCGGCACACCAACGCTTCCTCGCCTTGGAACCGGGCCGTCACCGCATCCTCAAAGAATCGTGGCCGTGGCTGGAGTGGCTCCGTCGTCAGACTGGCAACTCCCGCCTCTTCGTCTACTACCACACCTTCCAAGAGTCCTTCGTCCTCGCCTGCTGGGTCTACTCGCCCAGCGAGGCCGTCGTTCCCGTCTGCCAGGAGTTGGAAGTGTTCCACGGGAGTCCCTCCGCGTGGTGGCCCGAGGACCTCATGGCACCACAGACGCTCCTCGACCGTCTCCGGCCCGCCGAGGAGATTCACGCCCGCATCCTGAACTCCGTGAAGCAGCGGCAGGTGGCCGAGCGTGTCCAGAAGGATGCACGGCACACCGAGAAGCGGGAGTACGTCAAGCACTGCCGCAACATCGGGCTCGACCAGACGGCCGCCCTCGTGGAGGACGGTTCGATGCCCTTCGCTGGTCGCAGCCAGAACCCGGCCTTCTACGATATGATGAGGTCCAAGTTTTAGGAGCCCACCATGCACTCGTCAGGATCAGGCATTAGAACCATCGTAGAGCGCGTCCGCTTCTATCTTGACGAGCCCGAGCTGAACGCCAAGTACACCGACGACTACGTGGTCCGTCACTTGATCGGTCCCGCCCACGCGGACGTGTTCGCCCGCATCAACCTCACCTCCCAGACCCGCTTCTACCTCCAGTACGACTTCGCCTGCTCCGGTGCGGGTGACTACCCTCTTCCACCCTGTATCAACAGTGTGATGTCCCTCCAGGTGATCGACGAACTGGGCGGGACCCCCAACTCAGAAATCACCCCCCGCACCGTGTACCACGCCGAAGGTCCGGGGTGGCTCATCAAGGGCAATCCGGGCGCATACGTCCTCGGTTTCTACGGCTCCTCGCCCGACTCCGACCAGTTCCTCCGTATCAACTACACCTCCAACGGTGACGTGCAGATGCACCTCGGCACGGGCACTCTCTCCCACCACACGACCTACTCCAAGGTGGCCCTCGCCGCCACGCCCACGATGGGCCTCGTCGACCGCCGCACCAACGCGTACGCCGGGCAGTACCTCCGCATCATCCCCACGACGGGCCCCGTGGAAGAGGTCCCCATCTCCAGCTCCTACTTCTCCTCCGGCACCTGGTACGTAGAGACCACCCGCCTCCTGTCCACGACAGCGGGTTCGGTGACCTACGAGATCGTGCCCGCAGCCTTTACTTCGATGTGGGACGCCATCTCCTGCTGGGCCGCCATGCGTCTCGGCATTCCACGGAGCAAGTCCGCTCAGAAGGCGGCCGAACTCCGCACGGCATACCTTGCCTCGATCAAGACCTGCTTCGACGCTCACACCTACGCGAACGAACGCATGGGTCTCAGCATCGAGAAGGACACCATCGACAACAACGAGAACGGCTACCCCTTCCGCCGACCAGGACAACCGCAGTAAGTGCCACTTGACTCTCCCAACTCCCAGTCCCGGAACACCGCGACACGGTGGGTGGAGACGTTCTACCCCAAACCCTCGGACGCCATTCAAGCGCGTCTAAAGGGGGGCTTTGGTCAGGTCCAAATCCGGGACCCACTCACCCTCCGCTATCCGGTTCCAGAGAAGGAACCCCTCGTCGTCCGCGTGCAGATTCCCACCTCGGGCGTCGTCAACACCATCCCACCCGACGATCCACCCCCCAACAACAACACCGGAACGGGCACCGGAACCGGCACGGGCACAGGCACGGGGACAGGCAGCGGCTCCGGCTCTGGCACCGGGACCGGAACGGGAACTGGGACTGGAACGGGAACTGGGACCGGCAGTGGGACAGGAACCGGAACAGGGACCGGGACGGGGACAGGAACAGGTTCCGGCTCTGGGACGGGTTCGGGCTCGGGCACGAACACCGGAGACGGTACGGGTACTGCGCCCTCAGACATCGGCTGTGGTGACGACACCGTCTGTGACGTGACGATCATCTTCCGTCCACCTGGACCCACCACGTACTGCCCGCCTGCGGACGGCTTTGGAAACTTCCTCTGCGATGCGGGTCACGACGTTGGAGAGAACTACTGCACGACACTTCCTGGCGGGTGCTGCTCCGGTCAGGGAGGATGCCCCGACACGGCGTCCTGCCCCGGATGTCCGCCGGGCTGCGGCCCGTGGAATCTTGTGTGCTGCTACGACAACGGCCCTGTCGATCTCATTCCACAGTGCTGCCGTACGTGTTCCTAGAATGAGGAATGCCAACTCTCTCCTCCACCCAAGAGTTTGAACAAATCCGCGCCTCCGAATGCCGTGGCCGCTACTACGGCGGCTGTCACCTCGTCGATGCCGAGGCCGGTTTCCGCGTCTCTGTCGCCTCCACGCTCTGCGATGCGTGCCTCGCTCAGGGCGGAGCCGACAGCAAGAACGACGTGCGTTCCACCATCGTCTCCAACGCAGTGTCCGCCATCCAGAAGCGTCCGGACCTGCTCACCGAACGGGAACGAAAGATCGTCTCCGAGATGCACCGCGTCGAGCTGCGGGTGTCCGCCGAACCATCCAAGCGAGACCGCTGGGAGAAGGTCGTCCCCACCTGGAATCAGGCCACCTCCTTCGCCAAGTCTCTCGCCTCCAAAGGCTTCACCGGCAAACGCGCCCCAGACGACGTGATCGCCGCCCGCCACCGTTCCTGCTTCGGTGACATCGCTTCCGGCGTGGCCCCGTGCCCCGCCCTCGCCAAGTCCAAGGACGAGCAGCACCACTACTGCAACGAATGCGGGTGCGGCGACCGGGACATCGCCCACCTCGACCGTGACAAACTTTCCTACCCCTACCTCGAATGCCCCCGCGCCCGCGACGGCTTCTCCAATGCCCCCGTCGATGTGACTCACCAGATCGAGGGCAACAAAGCCTTCCTCGCACAAATGGCCTCTGATGTCCTTCCCGTCGCAGCGATCAAGAAGGGGATCGAGGACCTGGACCGCCGCACGCTAGGAGCCGTTATAGCCACCGCCCGACTGGAAGGGGGGAAATCTCTCCTCGACCTTGCGGTGGCGGATGCCCTGCGGGTGCAGGGGACGACGCCGGAGGGGGACTTGAGGGAGTTGGCGGACCTTGTGATCCGGTCGAAAGCGAAGAAGGTGGTGGAGATCGGGACGTTCAAGGGGAGGACGACGCGGTTGTTCCTGTCGTTGGGGTGTGAGGTTGTGACGGTGGACGATCATTCGTCCCGGTGGGTTTCTACGCCACAGGCTAAAACGCAGGATGTGGTAACGCCAAAGGAGTTGATGGCGGTGTTCCAAGGGGAGAAGGTGGACTTTGTGTCGGGGGATTCGGTGCATCATGCGGAGACGATCCGGAGGTTTATACAGGACAAGTGGCCTTCGGGTGCGGACCTGTGCTTCATTGACGGGGGGCATGATGCGGCCACGGTCTCGTCGGACCTGGACTTGTGCTGCCGCGTGGTGAGAAAGGGTGGGTTGTTGACCGGCCATGATGCGGACATGGCGGGGATCAAGCAGGCGTTGGAGGTGCTGCCGGGGTACAACCACAGTGTCCGGATGTGGTGGGTCACGAATCCGGGGGCTCCCGCCGCTCCGATCCATAAGGACACGGTGATCTTCGAGGCCGACGGAGGTCTTGGAGATTGCGCGGCTTATGCGTGGTACGCCGCGTGGTATCAGCGAGAGGGGTACTCGTGTGTGTTTGTCACGGAAGATCGGACGAAGGCGGACCTGCTTCGACTGTTGGGGTGTGTGGTCGCGGCGAAGTGGCCGGGTCCCAAGATTCCCATTGGCGGGAAGTCATTGGGGTTCCAACTGGAGAACAAAGTAAATCATGGGAAGGAGGGGCGGTTGACGTTCCGGGGGAGGCACCTGCCCTACAGACCGGGCTTCCTCGCACCGGAGGTCATCCTGAATCCGTTGGATGAGACGGAGGCCGTCAAGTTGATGGGTGAAGATAAGAGGCCCGTGGTGGTGGTGTACCCAAGGACGCACTTCAAGACGAGGGATGTGCCGATGCACACCATGATTGATGTGTGCTGGATGCTGGAGAAGGAGGGGTTCCGGACGATTGCCGTCTTCGGCACGAAGGGAGAGTGGGAACCGCACAAGGACCAGTTTCCCTTTTCGCTCTATGGGTATGGGATTGGGGTGTCGGCGAGCCTCATGAAGAGGGCGGCGTGTGTGGTGGGTGGGGATACGGGACCGATCCATCTGGCGGCGTCGTTGGGCGTCCGCACGGTGGCTGTCATGGGACCCACGTCGAACATCTTCAAAGAGTACGGAAGTCATGTGTTGGAACTGTCGGACAAGGAGGGTCGGCTATCATGTACCGGGTGTTGGTGGAGACAGTCTCATGGGTTCCGAGCCGCGTGTGACGCGGGCTGTGCCTCCCTTGCGTTTTTCTCGGCCAACCGGATCGTTCAGGAGGTCAAACGGTGGAGCAACATCGAACTTGGAACTACACCTTCAATGGCACAATGAACGCGACGAGTTCGAGGGTTACCGTACGCGCCCCGGACTCTTACCGACTGAGCGGGGTTGACGGCACACTGAACGGTTTCATCCGCCCGCATCCGGGTTTCAATGAGGTCCACCGCTTCCGCTCGTCGGACTGGGGTGGGAACCATGACAACTCCTCCGTCATCGTCAACTGCTTCCCCTTCACCTTCGTCATCGGGGAAACGGGCTACGGGTTCGGCTTCGTCATCCGCGTGCGAAGGAAGAACAATGCGACTGGGGCGAACGCGTGTGACGTGTTTGTGGATTACTGGAACAGTCTGACGGGGAACTGGGTGCGTGGGCAGTCGATCAAGACGGGGGTTCCACTGCCCAGGGACTACGACCGCAAGACGGGCACGCAGATGGGCGTCTCCGTGTGGGGCCGCTACGTGTTTGTGTATATTGAGGATAAGGATTCCATCGCGTTCAGCGTTGATGGGGACTCGCCGTATGCGTTCCAGTTGACGACCAACACAGGTCCGGGGCGTGTCCCGAAGTTGGTGAGTCCCGGCAATGCCATCGCTCTCGGCAGCATCACGGCCCTTGCGGACGCGGATCGGCCGGGCAACGCACAGGTGGTGACGACGGAATTCAAACCGTCGGAGACGGGGCTGTTGGCGACATCGCCGCAGCTCGCTATCGAAGATGATATCTCGACGCTCCAGCCGGGCGACTACACGTTCGCGTACCTCCTCTTCGACGGGAAGACGGGGCGGCGGTCCGCCCTTTCGGACATTGCACAGGTGCGGTCCGAGCTGTTTGATCCCGACGGTACGGGGCCGTTGGATTCGGTGCAGTTGTACGCGGCTATCGAGATCACGTACGACAGCACGAAGTACGATCAGGCGTACATCTACAGAAGCGTGCGTGTGCAAGGGGCGGGCGGGACGTACGTGGGGACGATTCTGCACCTGGACAAGATCATCACGCTGGCGGATTACCTGACGAGTAATAACCCCCTTCCCAATCCGGACCACAAGCAGGTGGTGTATTACTACGAGCTGGAGGACAAGCAGTTAGCGTCTCAGCAGGTCTTCCCCGAGAACACGCTCTTCGACGAGAACCTACCCAAGGGTGGGGCCTGCATGTTCTATGAGAACACGATGCTGGTGGCGAAGATCAAGGGCGCGAGTGTGTCCTCGCAGGACAGCAATAGGCCGACGGACGCCACGCGGGGTACGGGTGAGTTGCGGTGGTCCAGCCTCCGGGACGTGAGCCCCGAGTTGTTTCCTCCCACCAACGTTTACTACCCCTCAATCACGACAAACGAGATCATCGCTTTCCGCAGTGTGTCTCCGAACGTCATCGGGTTCTCTTCGGACCGGCAGTACCACATCCGCAAGGAAGGCGATTACATCAAGGTGCAGGAGGTCCACGAAGGCTATGGGCTCATCAACCCACAGGCGTGCGACACGGTGGGCTCGTACATCTACTTTGTGAGCAGCAACGGACTCAAAGCGGTGGACGTGAACGCCCGCCTCGACGACGTGCCTTACGTCAACGAGTTCGTCCTCGACCTCTGGAAACAGGATTACCTCACGCTGTCGGCCGCTTTCGACCCCTCGCTGGCGTGCTTTTTCCTCTTCAACCGGGTCAAAGAACAGACGCTCATCTTCTGGATGAACACGGGGAAGGTCACCCTCTTGGAGGACTTGTACTTCCACATGTGCTGCCGTGGGGTGTGGCCTGACTCCTTCGTGTTCAGCAAGACGCAGTTGGACGCGGGCGGTTCCGCCAACGACACGTACTACAACACGCTGGTCGAACGCGCCTTCTTCATTCAGAATGCGGTGAAGGACACGGCGTCGGAGTCCGTGTCGGGCTTCGAGTACCGGGTCTTCATGGTGGACAATCGGAGGGAGCGGTTCAAGACGGCGGGCACGAAAGCCGGGTATCCGGACCGCTCGCTCCTCCCCAACTCGGGAGACGCGGTGCTAACGCTGGGGGCTAACTTCACGAGCGGGCAGAACGTGACGATCAATACGGCGGGCGGCGTCTCCGTGTCCTCCGACCTGTGGGGCCACTATGTCTACGTGTTGAAGTCATCGAATAGTGCGTTGGTGGGGGCGAGGGCTCTCATCAAGACGACCAACTCAGGGACCGGGGTGATTACGCTCAGCTCGGGGACGGCGTCCCGACTCTATGGATTGCAGACAGGGGATGTGATCGGGGTCGCTCCGGTGAAGGTGGAGTGGCAGGGTGCCCCCCTTCCATTCTCGACGGTGGATGATGACACGCAGCAGCCGGTGGAGGACTTCTTCCGGGTAAGGCACCTGTCGACCATCGGGTGTTCCTTCACGGATGTCAGTGCGGTGTACGACGAGCTGGACGATGTGGACCTGGCCCGCTTCGAGGGGCTGGCGTTCATCGGCTCGAACCTGGAACCGACCGCCAAGGCTCAGACGAGGGACCGCAGCACCGGAACCCTCGTGCAGAGCATCACGGATGGGGAAGGGTCGGTGTACGCCGCCTTTGGGAGTGAGACGGACGGGGGGAAACACGGGTGTGATGGTTCCTATCTCACACCCGGCGTGCGTATCATTTGCCCAGACCTGGACTTTCGACTTGTCTCTGTTCGTTGCATCGGCTCCGTCCGCGACTCCACGACCACAGTTCAACAGTGAGGTGTGCTAATGCCTGTGTTCACAAAGCGATTCCGAAGCACACAGATCAACCCAGGCACGCCAGGTCTCGGCGGTAACGGTATCGGTGGGACGCCCATCAACTACACGCCGCAGCAGTCGGACCCCTCCCTCCACGACGGCAACTTCGCCCAAGGTCTCACCCCGGCACAGCAGGCCCTCCTCGGCTACGAGGACGACGGCCTTGACCGCCTTCTCGCGGGCGTCTCCAGCTATCTCCGTGGGACGATGGGTTCCGAGTTCTCCAACCAGTACCGGGATTACGCGGATGGGTTGGGGCTCTCCGCCGATCAGGTCGACAACATCCTGAACACTCGCGCTTCACTCCGTAGCGGTACGCAGCAGGCGTACTACGGGCAGGGTGGACTCCAGGTGGTCAACGCGGGGACCGATCCGGGTCAGGGGTACAGCCGCATCGGTGGGAAGTACAACAATCCGGGCGGGGGTGCGTACATGAAGAACCCCATCGGTTCGTTGAAGAAGCGGGCACCTCAGCCCAAACCGCAGACGCCCCAAGCCCCGCAGGACTTCCGCAAGCCCGTCCCCCGTGGTAATTACATCGACGCCAAAGCATTCCGAGGATACTAGACATGACTCAGAACTTCCTTCCGCGATCCAGACCGAATCCGTGGGGCGACTTCATGCAGCGTCTTCCGGGCAGCACGGGCTCGCAATCGTATGATCCACGCCTTGTCGATGAGGCTCCCGACTACGTGCAGTCCTCGTTCCGCACCCCGGACCAGGGCCAGCAGCGGGACAGTCTCCGGAGTCGGGGTTACCGCATCAACGGCAACGTCGCCACACGGGTGCAGAACGGCATCCCCTACCAGATGCCCGTCAACAGCCTCATCCAGACAGGGCCGGGAATCGAGTCGGAGTTCGGGAACCTCCCACCCAGCCTCCTCAACGCCCTCCTCGGTGACAGCGTCAACATGCAGCAGGCGGCGGACGAGCAGTTCGCCCGGAACAACCAGCAGGCCGGTGGTATTCAGGGTGCGGCACAGGGCGGGGCGGATGCCATCGCTCGTGGCGGGCAGGAGTCGGGCAATCGGCTCCAGGGTGTGATGGATCGTCTTACGGGCATGGGTCAGCGGCACCGGGACGAGATGGACGGCGTCCTCAAGAACGTCAATGCAGACTACGATCAGGCGGTTGGCCGCGCCAACAAGGGCTTCGATGCCGCGTCGGCACAGGCCAAGCGTGGGGCGGACTTCGCCATGTCCTCCGTCTCCGGTGCGAACACGAAGGTCGATCAGGACCTCGCCGAGGCATACGCCATCGGTGACGAGGCCGTCGCCGCGTTCCAGAAGGCACTCACCGAGTACAAGGACACGACGGCACAGGATGCCTCTGTAGTCTCCGCATCCATCTACCGGAACGCCGAGGCCCAGAAGAAGCAGATCGAGGCGGGTACCACTCCAGATGGTCGCATGATGACGGTCGCTCAGCGAGCGGACGCGCTCTCACAACTCTCGTACGATACGGGGATTCAGGTGCAGTCCGCCGTGACACCGCTCTTCTCTCGTTTCAATGAGACGAAGGCTGGGTTGGAGCAGGTGTTGGCGTCGTTCAAGTTCAACAACGCGGGGCTCCGGACGACAGGAGCCGGGCTGCGTCAGCAGGGAGCGGACCTGGCAATCCGGGCGGGTGGGGTGGGTGTGCAGGCAGGGCAGACGATGGCAGGGGTGGAGCAGGCCCGGCTCGATGCCGCACGCGGGCAGGTGGAGAACCGGCTGGCGGTGGCGGATCGGACATTGCAGGCTCAGCAGGGCGAACGGGAGATGGCTCAGCTCGTCAGCGGGATGGCTCAGGCCCGCGAGCAGATCGGGCAGGCGGCGATCATCGACTCCGCCCGCCTCCGCATTGATGGGCTGACGACGACCGCCCAACTCATTCAGCAGAATCCGCGAAGCGTGGTGTCGTGGTTCCAAGGGCTTCTGGCCCTGTACACGGCGAATCAAGGGCAGGCTCCGGAGCCGGGATTCCGGGCTCCACGACCGCAAGGTGGCGGTCAGCAACAGAACCCTAGCCCCCCTTCCAGTCCTGCACGGATGCCTGGCTCACAGCCTGACCAGACTGGTGGGGGTTTTCAACGCACGGGTTCGGCCCCGACGGTCCGCCCGCAGCGGAGCAACATGGGTCCGCCCCGCAATCAGAACCGCCTGCCGGGGGCGTACGAGGGGCCAGGTCAGGCTCCGGTGCGTACCGTGCGGACAGGACGAGGCCCCAGCGTTGATGAGGGTGATGGTGGGTTCATGAGTAGTCTTCCTCCGTTGAGGGAGAATACACGGGACTCGTACCGCTACCCTCCAGATGAGTACCGTTGATTAGGAGCAGGACATGGCGATTCTTGAACAGGCAGGCGGAGCGGCACCACCCTTCAACACGATCAACCCGTCTGGGGTCGATGCGAACACGTCCTTCTCGAACCTGACGCAGATCGCCCTGGCAGCACGGGAGAGGGCGCTTGCTCGCCAGAAGATGGGTGTGGACGTGCAGCAGGCTCAGGCTGACCGTCAGCAGCAGGAACGGCAGTTCCAGCAGAGCCAGAACCTCCAGCGGGAGGGGATGACGCAGCAGGCGGCCCTCACCCGCGAGGACTTGGCGTTGCAAGAGAAACAGATGAGGGAGGCGGCCCAGGCCCGCGAGGACGAGAACGCCTTCCGCATCCTCATGGAGCAGAAGTCAGAGAACGCCACCCGACTCCAACAGGAACAGGAGATGGCCGACGAACACTTCGACCAGTTGGAAGGAGAGGCGCGGGCTCAGTTCATGCGGGAGTATCTTGCGAAGAGGAGTGCCGCGACGGCCGAGCTGGAAGCCCTCCAGAAGCAGATGGTGGGGCTCCAGTCGTTGAAAACGTGGCGTGAAGGGCTCTATTCCAAGAACCTGACCGATCCAAACGGAATTGGTATTGGTGTGCAGATGTTGAAGGCGATGCAGCAGCAGTCGCAGGCACGGGTGTTGCAGCTCGACCCGGCGAGGCAGGCTTTGAAGACCGCCCTCGAAACACTGGTGCAGGACCCTTCCTTCGGCGGGGAAGTGTCGGCGGTGCCCGGAGAGGGGCTCCTCCAGAAGATTGGGGATGTGGTGGGGTCGATGTCGTTGGCCCAGCCCCCCGAGTATGGAAAGCCCTCGGAAGAGACGCAAGCGATGCTCCGTGATGATGCGGAGCGGACGAAGCACTATGGCCTTGACGGGCAGACGACCAGTTCGTACGCGACGTTGGCGGAGTCGTTGGCGCAGTACGTGCATGGTGCAAAGGTGGCACCGGGGGCGTTGGTCCCTCGGATTCAGATGTTGCTCACCGTGCTGGACAAGGCGGAGAACGGAACTGCACAGGCGTACGAGAAGAAGGAATTGCGGGGCATGGCCGCCCGCCTGTATCAGGACATGCAGAAGGACGGTGTTGATACGGACACGCTGGATCGGCTGATGTGGTCCGCTTCCGAAATGAAGAAGGACGCGTCGAGCGTGGCGGCGGGCACGGAGGGTGCGGTGCAGCAGCAGCAGTTGGCGACCACCGGGAAGATTGCCAAGGGCGTGGATGGGGTCCTGAGTGCCAAGGAATTGCGCCTCCAAAAGACGTTGTTGGGGTACTCGTTCCTCAAAGATGAGGGGGGTCAACGGCTTGTGAAGGGGTGGGGCAACGACCAGTTCTACGACCTGTCGGCTGGGAAGAGTCGGCAGTTTGTGGAGGAGGGATTGCTGAGCGTGCTGGGTGCGGTGACGGGGACGAAAGACCCCTATGCACTCGTGCAGATGTTGAAGGAGAGCGATCCGGCGTCCGAGGCCGAAGTGCGGCGGCGTGGGCTGGGCATCATCGCGGACATGGACCCCGAAGCAAAGCGTGAGATGATCCGCGTGCTGGAGCAGGGCATCATGTCGTACGGTCAGGAGGCCGTGAAGCTGGGCGTGGCGACCGACCCACGACAGGCGATTGCGGAGGACATTGCGGACCCGATCAAGGTCGCGGCGTTCGAGAAGGATGTGGCGGAGAAGAAGGGTCGATTGGAGCGGGACCTGCCTGTCGAGGAGGCCGCCCGTGTGTCACCACAGGTGCAGGGCATCCTCAAGCAGAAAGTGGACGCCAAGAGGCAGTCCCGAGAGAACAGGAACGCGGCGGACAAGGCCGCCAAAGAGACGTACAACTCCAGGAGAAAGAAGAAGTGACCACCTCGCCCGCGTGGCGGAAAACCGCCGCCCTCCTCTGTGCCCACCACAACGAACACGGAGCCTCCGCCACCACCCTCACCCCCGACCCCGTCAGACTGGAAGGGGGGTTCACCGCCGTCTCCGACGACCTCCTCATCGTGGAAGGTCCCACGCTGGATGAAAAGGCGATCAGGACGTGGTTCTGGGAACATCGAAACACCCGGCCAGCGGAGGCTACGCTGGTGTGGTCCTGCTACGATGAGGACGACCGGAAGTCCTATGTCGGGTGGGGTAAGGAGTGTCAGGAATGTCCGCCCTCGCAAAAGCGTCTCCCATTCTTCTTGCGCTTCTCAAAAGAGGCGGCCTTACAGCCAAGTTGACCAAGCATGTTGTCAAGCATCCCTGGAAGACAGGGTTTGACATTGCTGGAGCGGGTTTTGCTGCAATGACGTTGCCTTCTTTTGCGGATGATGTTGGTGGGTTGATGGGGTTTGATCTGAGTGGGGAGCGGGGACGGGTGGGGCAGATGGCACGAGCCCAGGGTGTGGGGTCGTTGCTCGACGATCTTGATACGTCGTACGACCTCCTCAGGGAGGAGGAGATTGCACGGGCGACCCGTCCGTTCCTGGGCGTGGATGGGGACCCGTTCGATGCGATGCCGATGGCGGGGGCGAGGGAGGCATCATCGCAGTCGCAGTTTCAGTCGGCGTTGGCGGCACGACAGGGCGAGCTGGCCCGGCTGTCGGTCGTTGACCAGGGGGACACGTCGTTCGAGGAACTCGCACTCCGCATGGGAATCTAATCATGGGCAGCAAGAGGAACAAAAAGGCGGCTATCGAACGGATTGTGAAGAAGGCCGCCGAAGCAGTCATTCCTGGTGAAGGTCTTGGAAATGAGATAGAACCTCCAGAAGCGCTAATTCAAAGGGCATCTTCGGGCGTTTCTGATTTGTTGTCTGATCCTCCTGATTTTGGTGCTCTCGAATTGGACCCTGATGATTACAATAAGTTGATGTATGACCGCGCTGTAGAACTTGTGCTCAAAAAGAAAAAAGGAAGCCCAACTCTTTTACAACGAGAGTTTGGAATCACATACACAAAAGCCTCCAGTTTCATCCAACGCATGACAGAAGAGGGATTACTTAGTAAAGACAATACAAAGAACGCACAGGACGCTCTGATTAGTTTGGAGGACTGGAGTGCTGGATTTGATCCCGCCCAAAGCGGGGTACCTAGGGTTCAACCTTCGATAGTTCCTGGGATAGAACCCGAAGTTCCTCGTTATGTTCCACAAGCAGCGGGGAAAAGGATAACCACAGAAGGTCGAAATACGCGCAATGCTAAGTTAGAGTTGTCTCAACTGGAGAAACGTCTCGCTGCGAATACTGAACGGAAAGCGATGGGTCGAGTCCTTCGGGATGGGGTGAGTAAGGCTGCGGCTGTCGAAGCGGGTGTCGAGGGGGCAGGAAAAGCGGTTGCGTCCGCAAAGGCGTTGAAGGCTGTAGGCAAGTTGTCCAAGGGCTTCGGAAAAGCGGCCTTGGGGTTTGGCGTGGGTGGGACGGCGTTGGCGGCCGCGTCGATGCTGCTTGATCCGGCTGTGGAGATGGTCAAGGGGGCGGGGGAGACGCTGGGATTGAGGGAGCCCGTGGAGTTCCAAAGGTCGTTGCAGGCCCAGCAGCAGATGGCGTTGGCGGAGCGGGTGCAGCGGAGGAAGAGGGAGCGGTTGGAGCGGCTGACGCAGGAGAACGCGGCCAATATTGCGGTGCAGAATCCCCACCTGTTCCAGGAGATTCTGGCGGGGCGGGAGTTGCCGAGGGATGCGGTGGTGTTGGGTGGAAGGCCGAGGACGGACCTGCTCAAAGAGGTGGCACGGAACATGGCGGCGGGTAACTATCAGCAGGGCAACGTAACGGATGACCTTTTGCAATGAACCTGACACCGAGAAATGCTGCCGAGTTCCGCAGGCTCGCACAATTTGTCGAGCGGATTGTTGCACGCGCTACTAGGTCCCCGAAGGCGGAGGCGTTTTTGCTCAAGGCTCGGGACCGGATGAGAATGCTTTCTCAGGAAGCGGATGTGGCAACAGACCTGGACCGTCGGGAGCTGTTCGACCTGTCAAGGGTTGAGAAGAGACTGAGGCCCATCGTCGATCCACGGAGGAATGAGCCCGCACCGAACATGCGGAAGATTCTGAGTTTGGGTCGGGAGAACGTGTTCGGGACGAAGGCGGACCTAAGCAAGGATGTTCCGGTTGGGAAGTTGAAGGCCGCGATTGCAGCGGACGACGCTAAGCGATTCCAAGGGGAAGCGCCTGTTCGGTTGCCCACGAGTCCCCATCAGGAAGCGGGAGAGCGGTTGAGTGCGGCCGTGCAGGGCTTGCACCCCAGGGAACGGCAGCGGGTCATTGAGGAGATGGAGAAGACGTACGGGAAGAAGGGAAGCCAGGAGGAGTTGTTTCTCCCCGGTGAGGCGGTCACACCAATCCATCAGATGCGTCAGCGGGCACAACGGGTTGCGTCGGCACAGGGCTTTGAGGCGAAGGGGGAGACGATCAAGGCGGCCTTCGTGCGGCGGTCCCTGCGGCAAGACGACCTCCTCGCAGCGATGGAGACGGGGCAGAAGGAGCCCAAGCTGCCGGTGCGGCCGTGGAAAGGAGGGCTCAACAGGAACCGGACGGAGATGGCCTTGGGGCCGGAGTCACACAAGGTCAACGGGTTGGATCATAAGGTCAAGGGGTTGGAGCAGGCGTTGAAGGAGGCGGTCAGCGAGGGTGTCAGTCCGACCGAGGCGGGTGAGGATGCGGCGGCGGTGCTGTTCCGGTTTGCCAGCGGGCAGGATGACGCGAGGAGGGTGGAGACGTTGGGGAAGATGACGCTCGCGGAGTTGGGGCAGAAGGCCCCCTTCCTGTCTGAGTTGCTGGCGAAGCAGGTGCGGGAGAAGGGGTTGGCAAGTGGGAATGAGGGAGTGAGGACGTTCCTGCGGAATACGGGCAGGGCGGACCCACGGCAGATCAACGTGTTGCAGGTGGTGCGTGCGTTGGCGGCGGGCAAGGGGCACGGAGAGCAGACGAAGATGTTGAAGGGGGTGTTGGTGAAGCCCGGTGGTGGGTTCCCACTCTACAAGTACGCGGATGACAGGAACTTGAATGCACCGGGGTCGGAGGCCCTGCGGGAGATTGCACGGCAGAAACGGGCAGAGAAGAGGCTATAGTTGGGGGCACACGAGGTACACCACAAGGAGATCACACATGGCCGGTCAGCACGTACAGCCCCTCAAGGAACTCAGCAAGATTGATTCACAGATCGCAACGATTTCGTATCCTGCGGGTTCGGCGCAAGAAATTCCCTTTTTCATTGCTCCGTATGACATTGTGATCCAAGATGCAAAGCTGCGGCACGCTGCGATTGACGACACGATTGGTCAGACAGCCAAAGTGTCGAAGTATGCCAACGGAAGCGGCAGCCGCACAGACATTACGTCGGTGTCGGCGTTGTTGACGGCGAACGCGAACACGAACAAGTCGATGGCGTTGGTCACCGTCAATGGTGTGCCCTCCGAAAACATCGTAAGGGCGGGCGAGCTGGTGGTTCTGCGAATGAATGGTGCGATTGGTGCTATGACTGGTCTGGTGGCGACCCTCACGTACACACGATCCGTGCTGTAAAAAGGGAGAGTCATAGGGTGGTTGTGGAACGTGGAGGGCACTCGCAAGGGTGCCCTCCTGTGTTTGTAGAGGAGCCTCACGATGGCGGAATACTCACCAACGTCCGTATATGACCTTCCCGATCTGCTGGCGGGGCAGGCAATGGGAGGTGTGCTGAGTGGGAAGAGCATCAAGGGGGCCACGCTGTCCCCGGACACGTTGACGCCCGAGGAGCGAATTCCGTTGAGTGAGCGGTTGGGCGTAGTTGACCCCAGCCGCAACCGGATGGTGAACGCGCTCGCGTCGGTGGCGACGAATCCCTTTGTGTGGCTTATGTTCCTGACGGGTCCCGTGGGACGGGCGGCCCTCACGAGCGGGAAACCATTCTCGTGGGTGCAGAAGCAATACAGTCTTTTTTCAAAGAAGTCTTTGGGTTTTCTGGATGGGTTGCTTTCAGATTTGACTTTCGTGCGTGGTACGAATGCGGAACCTGTAGCTTTGGCAATCAACGTGGAGCGGCAGCGATTGTCGAAGCAGGCGTTCGTGGATGGGCTGGGACCGGCCGAGTCCAAAATGCTGGGGCGGCTCAACGTGATGGCGGGAGAGGACCTTGCGTGGCATCCGGAGACGCCTCTCAATCCGGAGGTGTACGCAAAGGGAACGAAGCAGCGGCAGTTGACACAAAAACTTCATGATCTCTTCTTTGCAGAGCAGCACAATCTTGATGGGGATTATGTGGCGACGGTGCCTGCGGGCAAGACGCGGTTTGGGATCAAGATGGGTGACGAGGTGCGGGAGGTGCTGGCGGACCTGCCCGAAGGGTTGGATCAGGAAGATGTAAGGCAGCAGGCGTTCCGTTCGGCCAACAGGGAGGCGGCACGGGTTCGTCGTCAGGTGTTGGACAACTGGAACGCGATGACGAAGAAAGAGCGCAGACTTGTGGGTGGGGACCGGGATGCGTACCTGGAAGCATACGCGCCCAAGGTGGTCGCGTTAGATGGGAAGAATGTGGTAGAGTTGCAGAGCAGTCCCAACCTGTTGAAGCAGCGGGCACCGTTGGTGCCACAAGGGTCCATCTCAAAGGCGTTGGAACAGTTCGGTCCTGAATATCAGGAGTGGTCTGGGGCTGTCAAGAAAGAGTGGAAGCGTTCCTTCGTAAACTATGTAGGAGACTCGGATCACTTCGAGAAGACGGGAGGGCTCCAGTTTGATGATCGGAAGTTGGATCGGCTGGTGAGTTCTCTCCAAAGCAGTTGGGCCTCACAGGGTTCGATGGGTGCGGTCGATGCTGGGGCGGCGAGCGTGCAGGGCAAAGAGTTGTTGCTCAGCCTGATTGACGAGTTCGAGTTCAACAAGGCGGCGGGGATGTCCTTCGATGACGCGAAGAAGCATCTGATGGGCAAGTTCAAGGAGGCGGTCAACGTCAGGCAGTGGGACGAGGAGCGGTGGGCACCTCTCAACTCGTTTGTGAAAGGGAAGCTGTCGACCGGGAAGGTGCCCCCGGAGCGGCTGGAGATGGACACGCAGAAGATCATGGAGACGGCACCGTGGAGCGCGAGCAAGGCGTACGTGGACAAGATCGCACCGTTGACGCAGAAGGAGACGATGTTTGATCCCGAGTACCTAGAGCGGATTGCCGAGGACTTGGGGGGGCTGACGGATGAGGGTCAGGGCATGGTGGAGAAGGCCCGGAGGGCGGCGGACAAGGCGTGGTTCAACCCGTCGGATCAGCACCAGAGGGCGGTGATGTTCGCGGCACCGAAGGGCGATTGGTACAAGAAGCACATTGACGACCTGCATGTGGCGGCGGTCATGGAGACGATGCCTCTACCGAAGGCGACCGTCACGGACGCGCTCCAGATTGATGCGTTTGATGAGTCGGTGAAAGATAACTTCACGATGGTGAGGGGGCAGCGGGTGCGGTTGAGGGACCCCCTTCCAGTCAATGACGCAAGTGCGTCTGAGTTGCTGAGCAGGGTGTACACGGGGTTGCAGAGCCCGGCCGTGCAGCAGCGATTCCGGGGCGTGGCCGCGTCGGCACTGAATATGGCGGGGCCGGAGTTCGTGGCGGTGCGGAACGCACAGATCAGGAACAAGGAGATGGCAGCATGGTTCGCCAATAGCCTGGCCGGGAAGTTGATCGAGAAGAGCGGAAAAGAGGGGCAGAACTTCATCGGGCGGATGCGGGAGTTCGGAGACCTGGAAAGTAGCGCGATTCCAAAGGATTTCAGTCAAGGGCTGGCATCGTTCTTCTACATGACGCACCTGGGCATGAACTTGGGCAGCGTGGTCATGAACCTGACGCAGCCGTTGATTCTGGCGGGCAGTTTCGGGACGCCCAAAGAGGTCGCGTTGGCGTACGTGGACTCGTTCAAGGACATGGCGACGTACACGAAGAACCGGGCCGCGTTGGGGTTGAAGTGGCTGTCGCCTACCGAGAAGCTGCGGGTCATGGAGGAGTCGTTTCCGTTCATGGGGAAAGCGACGGGTGGGAGGAATCTCCTCGGCATTGGCCCGGACAGCTACGCCCTCGTGGACAGTCAGTTGCGGAAGCCGGGTGGGAAGTGGGGTCGGGTGAGCGATGGAATGCTCAGCGGGTTCGAGGTTTCGGAGTGGTTCAATCGCAATGTGACGGCACACCTGATGAAGCGGATGTCGATGAGCGTGACGGGGGCGAAGGACATTCAGGGTCTTATTAGGGCGCGGCCGTCGTTCCTACAGGATGTGGAGGGGTTCGTGCTGCGGATGCAGTATGGGCAGGCGGACATCAACACGCCCGATCTGTTCAAGCGGGGTGCGTTGCGGAATCCGTTGGTGAGACAGTTCCTCAGTTTTCCCCTGCGGACGGCGACCGCCGCCTTCTACGAGGTGCCGACGTTGGGTGGGGATGATTACTGGAGGGGGTTGTACAAGAGCGTGGTGAAGGGGATGGGTATGAGTGCCTTGGTGTACGAGGCTGGGAAGCACCTGCTGGGAGCCGACCTGTCGAAGGGGCTCTACGCGAGTGCGGCCGTGGACATCCTGGGTGGGGATCGGGTGCTGGGGAAGGGGCAGGAGGTCGTTCCTCTGCCGCCCGTGGCGAGCATTCCTATTGACATGCTGAGGGGCGTCGCGTCGGGGGACGTGAACCTGTTGAGCGGGGCGGTGGCTCGGCTGGTGCCGGGTGGCGTGGCGTTGAACAGGGCGTGGGGCGTGCTGCCCAACACGCCGGAGTGGGCGGCCGGGCTGCCGGGTGGGGTGCAGAAGACGTACGCGGATTGGGGCTTCCCCACACCTGATGGGAACGTGCCGGTGTACAAGCAGGACGGCACGCTGATTGATTACAAACCCCCGTCCAGTCTGATTGCGAGGGGTCTGGGTGTCGATCTGGGGGCGTGGCAGGAGCAGGGGTCGCTGGACAACTACATCGTGAAGCAGCGGGACCAGATCGCCGCCTACAAGCGGAGGTATATGGAGGCCCTGTACACCAATGAGAGTGGGTTGGCACAGAGCATCGCTAACGAGTTCCAGTCCCGGTACAAGGGCGTCCCGTTGACGGTTTCACAGGCGAATTGGAAGCAGTTCCTAGGAAGCAAGGAGCAGAGCCGCACGGAGCGTGTGTACGACCGATTGCAGCCTGAGGTCAGGAACCAATTCACGCCTCTTGTGGCGGGAGCGGGTGGCAACCTCGCGGCCCCACTCGCGGCAGGACCAGCGGCCCAGCGGCAGCGTGCGAATGAGTTGACGACGGAGGAGGTCGTCCGCAAGTTGATGGAGCGGACCAACGCGGTGGGTCCCGGTGGCCGCCCTCAACCCTTCGAGGGCTTCTCCCCCTCCTTCTGAGGAGGTTGTTCGATGCGGGACTGGAGCCACTCGCGGGCGCGTTGCAGTTCCTTGTTCTGAGTGGCGGTCAGGTTGAGGAGTTGGGTCTCTGCGGGTGGGGTGTCGGGGTTGTCGAAGGAGTTGAAGATGCGGAGGATGGTGGAGAGGCCACGTCGGACGACGGTGGTGCAGGGCAGCTTACGCATGGGGGACTCACTGGGCGAGGAGGGCGGCGGCGGAGAGGAGTTCACGGTGGGATTCGGGGATGTCGACGGAGTCGATGAGATTGCGGGCGGAGGTGAGGAGGCGGATTTCGGCGTCGACGCGGCGGCGGAGTTCCACGTCGGAGCGGGGAGCGTTGTTGTAGATGTGTTTCAGGGCGGAGATGGCCTTCGCCATGCCGTCGATGTAGTCAAGGAGGTGGGCTTGGTTCGTGGAGGACATGGGGGCTCCTTAGAGGCGCTCGATGTGGTTTACGAGAGTGTCGTAGTCCTTGCCCAGCAGGTGGCGAAACTTCTTGTTCTGCTCTCCGACGAGGTCGTAAGCCTGCTTGCCCTTGATGCTGTCGTCGTTCTCGCCGAACTGTTCGCACCAGGCTTTGAAGTCGACGCACTCGTCGTACAGGGAAGAGTCCGATGCAAGGGAATCAAGGACTTCGGGCAGTGTGGGTGGGGTGGGCTCCGTGATATTGGAGAGAAAGTCTTGAATGAGGTTGGGTGAACGGGCTGAGATGAGGGAGTAGGGGACGGGTTTTCCCCACCAACCAGTATCGCCCATGACTTCGCTTACTTTTTTCCATTCGGGAGCATACCTAGAACTACAGTACCAACCGGGGGGGCGCTTGGGGAGGAAGCGACGGTGGGCGGAACCCTTGGAGTATTCGAGGGTCATGGAGAACTTGTGGGTGTTGGTGAGGGTCACTCGCCAGTGGGAGGCTTTGGCGTCTCTAGTCCAAGAGAAACCGTCAGTGCGGACAGAGAGGCGTTCGTAGGTGAGGGAGAGGCCAAGGCGGGTGATGAAGTCGGAGAGGGTTTCGGAGGGTGTGGAGGTCATAAGGGCTCCAAGAAAAAAGGTCCCCCCATGCGCTTCGGAGCAACACGGGGGGACCGCTCGGGGGGGCTGGGGACGAAGCCCCGGTATGCCGTGTGAGGTCATACCGGGAGACTGGAAGGGGGTTCTCAGTATATCACCGTGAGGTGATCTCGACGATGTAATCCTTGCGGTCCTGCTTCTCCTTGTCCTTGCCACCCGGCTGCTTCGCTTTGGCAACGTAGTCGCGGGCGGTAAGACGGACAAGGCCGACCATCTTTGTACCCGTACTGGCTGCGAACGCCTGGGTCATCAGGTCGACCACTTCGAGGGTCTTCATCTGCTTGATGGTGTCCTCGGTTTGGCCGGTGATCTGCACGGCGGCTGCCATGAAGCGGCCCCAGCTCTCGTCACGGCGGATTTGGAGGTACTCCTCGCCCAGCGTGACGGTTGTGGGGATGAGGGGGATCGTGACGCCCTTGAAGGAGGTCTCGATCTTCTTGGGGTCGAAGTTGGGCTGCTTGCGATCTTCGTCGCTGGCGATGCGGGTGTAGGAGAACTGCACGCCGGGGACCTTGATCTTGCTGGCGACGTTGTTGACGTAGCCCGTGACAAAGTCGATCATCTTCAACTCCATGCCGTTGATGTAGCAGGTGTAGTCACCGGCGTCCTCGGGCCATCCCGCGAAACCGCCTTCACCGTAGTTGGCACGCGCCGTACTCAACGAGTTGTTGAGTTGCTCAAATTGTGCCCGAATTGCTGCGTCCATAGATAAAACTCCTGAAACTGAAAAGGGAAAGGAAACCCCATCCGAACGTCGGGCGGGGGTGGTTGGGTTACTTGACTTGTGTCTGGAGGTCGTTGTACTGCGTGACGAAGTTTTTCCAGGTGTCCTTCGCGGTCAGCTCGATCTCGAAGTCCGGGATGCGGCACTTGACGAGACCGCCGAGGTAGTCGGCTGGGACCTTCGTGGTGAGGTAGCGTTTGACGGTGGTGACGGGGGTCACCTTGTCAGGCACCTTGCGAGGGCCTTGGGGTGTGATAATGTCGGGCTGGGGGACCTTGATGAACTCGGTGTGATTGCGCTTGCTAAGGGAGAGGGAGAGTTCAAGGAGGGGGAAGAGGCGGTTCCAGAGACCGTTGCCGAGGTTGAGGTCCCACTTCCACGTCATGAGGTCGGCACCAGTGGGGACTTTGGTCTGTGTGATGTGGCCGAAGATGTAGACGCCGTAGCCCGCGTTGTGCAGTTTGACGATGAGGTCCACGATGATGTCGTAGACGGCGGCGTAGGCGGACATGCCGTTGAGTTGTCGGAAGTGTTCGGGATCGGGGTCAGAGTCCTTGACGATGCAGAGACGCTTGGCGTTGCGGGTCACGTAGTCGACCGCGAGCGGCATGAGCGTGGTGAGGGTGTCGATGCCCACGATGCGGGGACGGGGCATGTTGCGGTTGGAGAGATCGAGGAGGATCGCACACTGCATGAGTACGTCCTCGAAGCGGATGTTGCCGGGTTTGCCCTCGGAGTTGATGGGGCGGCCGGTGCTGCGGTCGATCTCCGGCCACACGAGGGCCTGTGCGTGGGGATTGGCGACGGAGGAGAAGTCCAGGTTGAAGACGAAAGCGTCGGGATTGCTGTGGAGAAGAAAGGACTTGCCCGCATTCGACTCCGAGAAGATGAACGCGATGATGAGGTTGGGGTCGAGGAGGGAAAGGCCGCGCCGTCCGCCGAGTGTGCCCCACGATGGGGGCGTGCCGTGGGCGAACGATTGAGAAGGAGTGGCGACTGATGACATGAGATGCTCCGAAGGGGTGTGAGGATAGCGGGTCCAGGATGGGTGTCAATACAACAACAACGCACGAGGGGGTGCCCGCCCGCGAAAGCGGGCACCCACGACGCCTCACGTTTAGCCTTTGAAGTGGACGACCCGTTGGCCGGTGCGGGGATCGGCACCGACGGCGGCGAATGTGCTGACGGGCGGACCACCTGTTGCGAGTTCAGCGGGGATGGGTACTACTGCTGGTGGCTGCTGGGTCCAGAGTGTGGCATCCTCCGGAGGCACGTCCGGTGGCGGAGGTGCCGTGGGTGGTGTTGGGGAGGGCATGAACTCCGATTGCAGTTGGCTGGGTGTGTGAGTCCTAGCCTCTTCGCGTTGGGTTTCGATGAGGGCTTTGCCTTCGATGAGCCAGCGGCGGACCTGCTTGGTGGTGACAGGGATTTCCAATTTGATGGAAAGACACTGGCGGACCCGTTCCAGTGAGGATGCCTTGGAGAGGGGCTCGTCGTAGTGGAAGGGTGTAGGGAACTGCTCTCCGAACAGGTAGTACATTGTCTGTGCGAGGGGTTTCCGCAGGGTGGCGCGGAAGAGGTCGCGTTCGAGGTCGGTCCACTCGCGCTTTACGTCACCGGGGAGGGTGACTGGAAGGGGGGACTTACGCGGGCGGGAGGAGGATTTTTTCTTTTTGGAGGGTTTCGAGGGCACGGGGTTCCTTTCCGATCTGGAAGCCCAGCTCTCGGGCCAGCGGGAGCCATTCCGAGGGCGGGGCGGTGACGAGGGGAGCGTACGGGGAGATTGAGCCACGAGCGAGCAGGGGTTGGATCATGCGGGGCATGTTGTCCGGGGTGGCGTGGCAAAGGTTGCCGACGAAGGCGTTGACGGTGGGCTGGTAGTGGTGAGAGAGGGCGTCGTAGAGGGCTTTGGTGGTGGTCGTGGAGATGTTGACGACCGGGTCGGCGGAGCGTTCCGGTGCGAGGTGGAGATAGAGGTCGGTGGCGTTCATCCACGAGGCACAGCGGCGGACGTAGTTGGCGTGGACGGGGTCGCCGTGGTACTTGCGCTCGTTGCGGGGCTGGCCCTTGCGGGGACCGGACTTCAAGGGGGACTCGTCGAGGATGAAGTTGCGGTCCTCGCCGGAGAACTCGATGGCGGGCTTGCGGATGGTGAGGTGGCAGACGCCCGCGAAGAAGGCGTCGGATGGGAGGGCGGAGGTGGAGATCAGGTGCTTGACGTAGTCGGGTCCGAGTTCGAGGTACTGAAGAGTTTGGAACTCGTAGGGGCAGAGCTGCATCCGGAGGAGAGGAGAGTAGTCGGTGGACTTGAGGTCAACGATGAAGACGGCGTGGCTGTTGGCGTTGTAGAAGGTGAGATCGAAGATGCCGGTGCGGAAGAGTTCGTGGCCCCAGCAGTCGGTGATGCCGAGGGGGCGGGAGACCTTGTTCTCGCGTGCGATGATGCGGATGTGGGGCTGGCAGAGCCACTCACGGAAACCACCACCACCCCAGCCGGAAGGAAGGAGGACTTGGGAGGCAGCGAGGTAGATAGCGAGGGCGACCTCGAAGTCCTGGCGTTCTTCGGCGTGGGCCTCCGTGCGGCGGTCCCCGAAGAGACCCGCTTCGACGAGGTGTTTATCGAGGAGTTTCTTGCGTTCGTTGACGAGGGGGAGGGTGGCAGCGCGTAGTTTGGCTTCGAGGGCGGAGAGGGGTGTGGCGAAGTCGTCATGCTCGAAGAAGTAGTGCATCCACATCCCACGGGAGAGGGCCTCGGACCGCTCGAACCGGGGCAGGAGGAAGAGGCGGCGGCGGAAGAAGTGGATGAGGGGGTTGGAAAGGCACAGCTCGCAGTCGGAGGGATTGACTGAGGCAGGCCACACCTGGAGGCCGTGGATCGTGGGATTGTTCATGTGGAGTGCCGGTGGAAAGAGGAGCGGAGGTACTGACTGGAAGGGGGGTTACGGCGTGGGCTGCTTTGTGGATTGTGCCGCTTCGACGGTCTGGAGGAGGACCTCGCTGGCGAGTTTGGCGACCACGATCTGAGAGGAGGAAAGGACGAGGGGCGGGGGAGCGTCGGGCGAGCGGGCGACGACGACCTCGCCGTTGAGGAACTGGTCGTGGAGGGTGGTGACGGTGCGGGTGTTGGCCGCGATGGCGTCCGAGGAGATCATGCCTTGGCCCCGGCAGCCCACGCACGCGATGGCGTAGCAGAGCAGGAGGACCGCGAAGGCGAGGATTGTGAGGGCACGCCGGGCGAGGGAGGGACTGGTGTACTTGATCGTGTGCATGGGAGGACTCCAAAGGGGTGCGAAAAGGAGCGGCCCGCCGTTGCTACGAGCCGCCCCCGAAAGGAGGATCACGCTTGCTTGACTGGAAGGGGGGCTACCGGCACGCCGAGGTAGGCCGCGACCACCATCGGGGCGAGGCTGGCGATGCTGGAGAAGGTAGCCGCGAGAGCGATCTGGAGGTGGGGCCAGAGGGATTGGTTGGATTGGATGGCGACCCACTCCTTGGCACAGGAGAAGACGCCTTCCAGCTTGCGGAGTTCGGAGGCTTTGGCCTCCGTGGTGAGGGCGGGGTCAGCGAGGACGAGGGTGGCGGCGTCGGCGATGCGTCCGCCAAGTTGAGCTGCTCCAGCAGTGGTGGAGGTGAGGTCACGGATGGAGTTTTCGATGAGGGTGGCGACCGTGTTCCTCAGCGTGAGGGTGAGGTTGTCGAGGGGTTTGGTGTTGGAGGCTGATGATTCGGTGGGGAATAGAGGGAGTTGTTCTGGCATGGACGCTCCTGTGATTGACGGATGAGGACTTGTTCAAGCTGGAGTACTAACGCTTTTTTTTCAGCTTGAAGGATGACAAGTTGTTGCGCAATGATAGCGTTTGACTTGACGAGGTCTTCCTGAGACTTGGAAAGGTCCTTCAAGTTCAGGGTGATTGTTGTGAAGTTCGTGGTGATGGCGAGGATGTCACTCAGGATTTTCTGACCGACATACTTCCAACCGAGAAAGCCCAAGAGGAGGATGGCTACGAAGGCCCCAAGGGGACCGTAGGTGTCAAGACTCTTGACGATGGTCCAGGGGGATTCGGTGGGTACGGTGATTTCCGCCAGAAGGGATAGGTACGACATGAGGCACAGGCTCCAAAGGGGTGCGACTAGAAGGAGAAGGCGGCGTACAGCTTGGAGGAGTTGGCGGTCATACCAGCGGCGGCGACGGTGAGGAGTCCGCAGACGTGGGTGCATCCGAACAAGTCGAAGAAGGAGGGCTGGCCGAAGTTGGCGGAGCCTGCGACCATGAGGACTGTGGTGGAGCCGAGGGCGGGGTTGTAGTTGAGGGCCACGGTGGATTCGTTCTTGGGGAGGGGAATCCACGCGCCCCCCTTCTTGAGGATTTCGGGGTCGTTCGCTCCGGTGTAGGGGGCGAAGTCGGGGCAGCGGTTGGCGGCGTCGTTGCCGGGGTCGGTGTGTTCCGGGAGGCGGCCGTAGATGCGGATGGAGGGGGCGGTGCTGAGGGTGCCCGCCCAGCGGTGGATCACCATGAGGCGGGATGCGCCGGAAGGGACGGGGAGGACCTGAACGTTGGCGTGGTTGCCGCCAGCGGTGCCGTCGAGATTGGCGAGGATGCTGGTGGGGTTGGTTTGAACGCCAGCGGAGTTGGAGTTGAAAAGGCGAAGGGCAGAGATGGCGGAACGGAAGAGTTCCCCGTGGGAAGGGTGAACGTCGCCCATCATTGCGGAACGGTCTGCGAAAGTTGCCATAGGAAAAACTCCGTCAAGGTGTGACCGGAGTATAGCAAGCGTTCAAGTGCAGGATGGAGACGACCCACTCGGCGGCGGTGCGGCGTTGGGCCGGGGTCGAGGTGGGGAAGGTCATGAGGGGGACCCGGTGTTCGAGGAGAGTGTGGAGGAGGATGTCTCGGGCGGCGACTGGGTTGCAGTCTCGGGTGGGAGCTGCGTAGGAGGAGATGTCCCCTTCGAGGAAAAGGATGGGGTTGGAGCATTCGGAGCGGAGGCGGACGAGGCAGGCGGTGAAGCGGCGTCGGCCTTCGGTGGTGAGGAGGTTGCCCGAGAGTTCACGCCACGACGCTTTGCGTTCGATGAGCGTGTTCTTTTCATGTCCTTGAAGGGCGTAGTCTCCTGTGGGAAGGGCTTGTTGAATGACGCGGACGGGGAGGGTCTGTAGCCCGGCACCGCGTACTGACGACCCTTGATCCCAACAAACATGAAACGTGGGGATAGGGAGAGGTTTGTTCTCCCGTGTGTCGCAGATGATGGTGATGGGAACCGACGGCATTCAATGACCGCATGAGCGTAGGCGGGAGCGATTCCGTACAGGGAGCAGACCTGAGCGAGGGCGATGGGAGCAGGGACAAGAGCGAGGAGGAGCCCGACGTAGGTACGGCGGATGGCGGAAGTGAGGGCTACGCCGGGCTCGGGGTTCAGGGGGGCCTTGTACTTGCGGGCGACCTTGCGGACGTAGTGGCGCGAGAGGAAGAGGAAGTCGGCGATCTCATTGTGGGGCACCCCTGCGTGGAGTGCCCGCACAATGTTCCTTTCAACCTTCGTCCGTGGGTCTATGTACGCGGGCACGGGTTACTTGCCCTTCTTGGCTGCTTTCTTCTTCGCCGTGCCGGAGGGACGGGGCTTCAACTCCCCACGCTTGCGCTTGTTGAGGAGACCTTGGAGGAAGAGGCCGTCCTGGACGAGGCGGTATGCGGAGTCATCGGGCTCGAATGTTTCGTCGAGGGTTTTGCGAACTTCGGGGTGGACGATGAGAGCATCGACAGGCCACTTGGTCGGGGCTTTGCGGTACTTTTCGCAGATCGTGCGGAGGGCAGAAGGGATTGGCTTTGAGAGTTCTTGGATGTTGGTGTTCAAACCTGCCAAGACGGAAGCGGGCCAGAGGCGGAGGAGGAAGCGGACCTGGGCACGCTCGAAGGGGGTGGTGGGGGAGAGGGGGAGGACGGCGGGTTTGCTGGGCATGAGGAGTTCCTAGGCTGCGAGGAGTTTGGACTCGGCGGTTACACGGACAACGCGCCCGTATAGGGACTGGAGCTTACCCCAGTAGCCGACAGTTGTCAAGTGCAGGAGTGCTTCGTTGTAGATGGAAAGGGCGAGGTCTGCGGATTCCTTGGAGTCGCAGTCGAAGTAGAGTGCGTCGTAGCAGTTGAGGAAGGGAAGGATGCGGTGGGTGAGGGAACGGGTGTGGAGGAGGCGGTGGACCTCGTGTTGGAGTTGAAGCATCGCGGTGGCGGCCGTGGCTTGGATGGGGAAGTTGACGATCTCGTTGACTTCGTACTTGTCCCCGCCAGCGAAGGTGCGTGCGATACCAGTGAGGGGGAGGTAGATGCGTCCCTTGGTGGCAGCCTCGGCGATGAGAGACTCCTGCCAGTCCCAAAGGATGGGGAGTTCCGACTGACGGGAGGAGGCGATCTTCTGGAAGATCGAGAGGGGGAGCATCTCACCGATGTCTCCGTGGACAGCGGCTTGCATGGTGTCGGGGCCGGAGCGGAACAAGTGAGCGAAGTTGGTGCGTTTGCCGACTTGGCGTTCACGCTTGGCCCATTCGGGAACGCCTTTCTTCCAGCGGGAAAGGGGGAGGGTGGCGAGGGTGGGGTAGCGGCGGCGGCACTCGGGCTCGCCCCAAATGCGGAGGGCGGCGAGGGAGTGAACGTCGAGGGGTGGGTCGACGGAGAAGGCGTCGAGAAAGAAGGGTTCGCCGGAGAGAAGGGCGGCGGTGCGGAGTTCGATCTGGTCGAGGTCGACGGAGAGGAGGCAGCCCCCGATGAAGCGGGACAACATGCAGTCCTGGATGGGAGGTGGGTCGGTCTGGTGGGCGGCGTCTTTGGCGGTGATGCGGGACTGCTGTGTGCCACCGGAGGAACCCGCGCCGTCCTTGAACTGGGAGGGGACGATGAACCACGAAGGATGGGAGAGATAGACGGCGGGGTTCAGTGGCATGGATCACTCGCGGTACGTGTTATAGATTTCCACCTCGAAGAGGGCGTTGGGTCCGTGTCGCTCGGTGTCAGGAGGAGAGAGAACGATACGACCGTGGACCTTGACGAAGGTGGTAAGGTCCGGTATGTCAAGGACCCAGAGGACGGTGTCGGAGAGGCGGCGCTTGATGCCTCCGGACCAGGTCGTATGCTGTGTTCCTCGGTCTTGCCATCGGTTACCAAGGTATCCTAACTTGGCGTCGTGTTCTTCTGGAGTCTTGAAGGTACGGAGGTCCCAATACTCGAAGTGGAACTGGACTGCGTCGGGGTGGGGGGAGGGGTCAGAGGCCCAGTTGGGAGAGCCGTCGGGGAGACGGGCGTAGTCGTCGTCGGAGTATGAGGTTTTGGTGATGATGTACTTCATGGGGTGACTCCGAAGTGGATGAGGCAGGCGGAGCGGCCGATGGCGTCGAGGAGTTCCTCGGTGCCGATGCGGGCCACGATCTCGGCGGCGGGGATACGTTTCAGAAGGGGCTCTGGACCGACGATGGCGATGATGTCGTCGGGTCCGATGGTGGCGAGGAGGCGGGTGGCGACTTCGAGTTGGAATCCGAACTTGAAGGAACCGTTGCCGGTGATGGAGATGGAGAAGGTGTCTTCGCTCTGGCTTTGCGAGTCGTACGTGAAGGTGATTTCGCGGGGCGCGGTGTTTTGGGAACCTTTATTTTTAGACATGGGATTTCCTCGGGGCAGGGTGGGAGCGGGAGGGGGTTGGGGACTGGAAGGGGGACGAGGCGGGAGGTCTGCTTGTAGGGCTTGCGACGTTGCCGCCACAGGAGCGGAAAGAGGTACGTGCCGAAGAGTTTGGATGCTTTAGACCACTCGTCGATGGTCGCGTTCGTGGCGGAGAAGGAAGCGTGCAGGTGACTGGAAGGGGGGATCAGCGACAGCAGGTGGGAGCGGTTCGATTCGGAGTAGCAAAGGACGCGGGTCTTCTCGGTGTACTGGATGAGGGGATCGCGGGAGAGTTTGCTTAGTCCCACCGCGATGAGCGTTGAGGGGCTGACTTCGTTGGGAGGGACCAGGTCCGGTTCGAGTGGGTCGTATGTTCGAGTGTATTCGGCGAGACCCTGACTCACGACGGCTTCGTCGTAGAGGGATTGCATGTAGGACTGCTGGGCTTTCTGGGAGCCCTCGCCGGAAAGGGGGATGGGGCAGGTGGAGGCGCAGCGGTTGAGGGTGGAGAGCTGGGTGGTGGCGAGGGAGGTAAGGGCGGGGACGGAGAAGGGGACGCCGTTCTCGGTCATGTCGACGCAGCAGCGGATGGTATTGGTGTAGTGGGTGATGCAGAACTGGGAGAGGGCGTCGGAGGGTTCGGAGGTGAGGCGGTGGGCGAGGGTGGCGATGTTGTTGACGGTGTTGTGCGTGTCCTGGGCGTTGTACCAGAAGAGGCGGCGTGGGCACTTGATGACTTCGAGGTCGTCGGCGTCGTAGAGGTGAAGGGCGAGGGCAGTGCCGATGGTCTTGAGGGAGCGTTCCGGGCGCACGTCAGATTCGAGGAAGTTGACGTATGAGAGGTCGATGATGTGCGGGATGCGGTCGAGGAAGGGGCGGAGGACAGGCTTGCAGACGCGGGAGTAGAGGAGGTCGAAGGCGAGGTTCATCCCGAGGAGCGTGTCGCATTGGGAGAGGTAGGAGAGGAGGACGGAGAGACCACGAGCGGGAGTGAGGGCGAGCGAGGCGTCCAGCATGGGAGCGAGATGGGCCAGCGTGGGCGGGAGTGACCGTGGCTTCGACTGGAAGGGGGCCAACGGCACGACGAGGGTGGTAGTGGGCCGGATGAGGGAGACGAGGGCGGCGGTCCAGGGTGTGGCGGAGGAGGGACGGGGGTCCGTGCAGAGGGTCAGGGAGGCGCAGAGGATTTGATCGGGGTACGGGACGCCGTCGATGTGGAAGGAGCGGAAGGGGTTGAACTGGGTTTGGGCGGGGTGGCCGGAAAGTTTGCCGTACGTTTCGATGTCGTATGAGAGGATCATAACGTGGGCTTGTTCTTGGGTGGAGGGAGGAGGGTGAGGACGTACGCAGCGTCGGCCAGCCTTTGGGAGGAGACGATGTTCAGGAGGCTGGCGTAGTGGGTGGCACGGGCGAGGCGTTCGGAGAGTCGTTCGTGCATGTACTTCAAAGGGGTGGGGTCTTTGTGTGCGTTGGCGAGGGCGACACGACACTTGTCGGCGTACTTGATTGTGTTTTCTAAGGTGAGGTGATAGATGGATTCCAGTTCGGGACGGGACACGGTGATGGTGTACGTGGGAACGGGACCGTTGGGCATGGGGACCTCATTGGCGGATTTCGAGGGAGCCTCCGTAGGAGGGGCGGATGATGCGGTTGACGGGAGTGCGGGCGGAGTCTTCGCGGATGTAGGGAAGCATCTGGTTCCAGAGAGTGAGGGCGTCGGCGGAGTAGTCCTTGAAGTTGTGGGCGAAGGAGACGACGAAACCACGGGAGCGCAAGAGTTGGTATTGGGTGTAGTTGAAGGAGGTGGGGGCGAGGATGTCGGGGCCGTACACGAGGACGTGGAGTTCGAGAGAGGAGGGGACGGAGAGAACGGTGGAGGAATAGAACTGCTTCCAGATGGGGTAGGTGCAGAGGTGCGGACGTTGGGCGATGTAGGGGTAGAGGAGGTCGAACTGGCCGGAGACGGTGAGGGAGGGGGTGTGGGAGTAGAGTTCTGCACCGACGCGGAGGCGTCCGTACTTGCGGGCAAAGTGCTGGTCGCCCCAGTTGAGGAGGGCCTGCTTCTGTTCGTTGTATCCGGGAGTGGGATCGGGGATTTCGATGTAGGAGGCGTCGTTGAAGAAGTTGGTGATGCCGAGGCGGAGCCAAGGGGCGTTGGCCTGTTCGATGAAGGCGGGGGTGGCGACGGCGTCGGGTGAACCGATGTCAAGGTTGTAGATGGAGGGAGTGGTGGCCGACATGCGGGTGCCGTTGTAGAGCCAGTACTCGAAGGTTGGGTCGAGGCTGTCGAAGAGGGCGCGGATTTGGGGGAGGGCGGTGTAGTAGGTGGAGGCGGGGTTGTTCTGACCGGCCTTGGCACCCGCTACGTCCTTGTAGAGGAGGCGGCGGAACTGTCCCTCGCGGGCGTACGAGAGGAAGAGGGCGTTGGAGCCAGGCGCGTCAGCGAACCAGTTGCCTGGGATGCCTCCTGGGTTCTCGGCGGTGTGGCCGGAGCCGGTGATGAATTGGATGGCGTAGAAGGGTCGGTGGTCGGGGACGAACGGGGGGACGCGGGAGGCTTGGGTTGAGAGTGGGCCAGGCATGGCGGAGGGTAGACCCCCCCTTCCAGTCGGGCGGGTGTCTTCGTGATCCTTTTGAAGATGTTGACCTTGGTGTTCCTAGGAACCAGCAGGACTTGTTGTGGTAGGGGTATAGAACACTTGACTGAAATGAGGGTGTTGAGACTCACGCCTTCTGATTTAGCTTCCTTTGTAAGAGCTTCGTGGAGACTCTTTGGAAGACGAAGAACAAAGCGTTTGGGTGTGGTTTTTTTCATGGGATTCAGTCGGGGTAGCGGTCGACCCAGAGGTAGAGGATGAGCATGGCGAGGGTGAAGAAGCCGAAGAGGTTCTGAGTTTTGGTGGGCGAGGAGTTGAAGGAGGTGGTGATAAGGGTGAAGAAGAAGATGATGGTGAGGGCGGCGAGGAAGAGGCAGAGGAGTCTGTGGGAGAGGATGGCGGGGGTGGGGGGTTTCATGGGGTGGGACTCGGATAGAGGGTGGCGTTGTTTGAGAGGGTGATGGTGCCGACGGGGGGTTCGAGGAAGATGGGGACGCGGGGGTCGATGAAGGTGTTGGAAAAGATGTAAGAGGAGTGGGCTTTGGTGATGTTGATGGAGACGCCTTGGGAGGCGGTGGGGATGGCGGAAGAGCCGACGATGGTGTTGTGGGAGATGGAGCCCCACCAGCCGAGGTTGGCGTAGTCCTGAGCGTGGCCCCCGGAGATGCCGATGGGGGCGTACTTGACGGTGTTGAAGCAGAGGTGGCCCTGGCCGACGCGGAACTGGATGCCGCAGTGTCCGGGCCATTCGATGAGGTTGTAGGAGACGACGAGAGGCGCGGTCTGGAAGTTGTCCCCGTACTGGGAGGAGTAGATGATCTGATTGAACTTGTCGTCGGGGACGTGAGGGAGGGTGCCGGACCAGCCGCAGTAGGAGAAGCGGTTGAGGGTGATGAGACCGGAGTGGCAGTTGATGAGGTAGAGTCCGCCGCTGTGGCCGCCGTCTCCCGCGTCGGAGGTGGAGGTCACGGTGTTGGAGCGGAAGACGAAGGCGAGGGTGTTGGGTGAGGGGTCGGAGACACCGTCGAAGGTGGCGGCGGAGGAGCCTCCGGTGAAGGTGCAGGAGTCGATGACGATGTAGGGGCGGGGTGTGTAGACGCGGATGGCGATGTGGGAGCGGGGAGAGAGGGGCGCGTCGAAGGCGAGAGAGTGGACCCAGAGGTTGCCGGGGAAGCGGTCGCCCTGGATGAGGAGGACGGTGGAGGGGGCGTTGTCCTCGGGAGTGGGGGCGTTGGGGTGGCGGTACGTGAAGCGCGGAAGGGGGAGGGAGGGATCGCCATAAGATGTAAGTACCAAGGGGGCGGTGGGGGACAGGCCACCCTTCTCCCAGGTGTGGTACTCGCCAAGGAGGAGGGAATCTGAGAAGGTGGAGCCACGCTCGAAGCAGACCCAGGAGTCGGTGGAGAAGGGGAGGCGGTCGTAGGCGGCCTTGGGGGTGAGGAAGGGGCGGAGGGGAGAGAGACCGTCGTTGGAGTCGGAGCCGTGGTTCGAGACGTAGTAGACCTGACCGAAGGTGGGTGACGGAAGGATGAGGGAGGATTCGGCGGAGAGGGGAGGGCAGAAGGGGGGCGTGGCGGGCAGGCCCCAAAGGACGAAGGAGTGCCAGGCGTCGATGTCGGCGGGGTCGAAGACCGAGGTGTCGCGGTTGATGTCGATGGAGTCGCAGTTGCCGGTGGAGCAGGGACCCTCGGAGTAGACGGAGAGGAAGTCGGCGGTATCGAGGGCAGTGCCGGGAACGCCGTCGTTGTTGAAGTCGGGGTCGGCGATGTCCGGTTGCGTGAGGAGGAGGGGGACGATGAAGAGGAGGTGCATCATCCCCAAGGTTAGGAGGGAGAGGGTGAGACTGGAAGGGGGAATGACTCCGGCAGGATTTGAACCTGCGACCGAGGACTCCTGTATACCGCGTTGACTGCACAGTGGCCTTACGTCGTGGCGTTAGGTGGTCCTGCTCTACCGGACTGAGCTACGGAGTCGAAAGGCCCCGGCACGGGGGGAACGGGAGTATGCCGGGGCCGCTTGGAGGGTGGGGTTAGTCGACATCGTCGAGGAGGGTGATGAGTTCTTCGTAGGAGATTTTGTCACGGGCGTAGAGGTCGAGGGCGCGTTCTACGTCTGTGCCGGTGGTGACGCCGGGGACCCGGTCGAGACACCATGAGAAGAAAGAGTTGGCTCCGGTGAAGCAGGCTTCGCGGCGTTCGGGTGTGGTTGATTCACCACAGGAATCGAGGAGGGATTGGAAGCAGGCCCAACATTGGCGGATGGTGGGTTTGGTGCCGATGTTGTCACAGGGGGCAACGGCATCAGCAGCGAAGGCGGTGAGGGGGAGGAGGAGAGGGAGGAGGAAGGCACGGGTTTTCATGGCGAACTCCTGGGGTGGAAGACGGGATTGTCTCCGCACGAAAACCGGCCCGCACGGTTGAGCGGGGGCCGGAGAAGATTAGTCGGTGAGGGACGCGAGCAGTTCGGCAACGTCCGTCTTCTCGACGGCGTCGGCGAATGCACGGCCTTCTTCCGTGGTCTTGGCGACCTGCATGGCGATCACGCTGCGAGCGCGACGTTGCAGTTCGTCACGGGACGAGAGGATGACACGGAGCCGGTTGATTTCCGAGTTGAGGGCTGCGATGGCACGCTCGTTTTCGAGCCATTGCGTGCGGGTGTCGACGAGGGATTGGGGGGTGGGGACGCTGGAGGAAGCGCTGAAGCTGCCACTTTCGTAGTTACTTACGAGCGTGTAGTTGACGTAGATGGTCTTGGGGAGGGGAGTGGAGACTTTGTAGTAGTCGTTGGCGAGACCGACACTGGAGGACCAAGAGGGTGGGTCCTGAGGTGGGGTGAAGGCGGCGAAGGCGGCGAGCACTGCCGGGAGGCGGGTGTCGGTGGGGGTGAGGACGGATTCCTGGAGGGCGGCGTAGTGGGCCTCGGCGGAGGTGGCGATGGAGGTGCGGGTGGCTTCGAGGTTGGCGAGGCGACCACGGAGGGCGGTGATGCTGTTCCGGACCTCGCGCTCTAACTTGTTGACGATCACCTGGGACATGTCCTCGGTGTTGAAGTTGAGGGTTTGGCGGGTTTGCATACTGCCCATCTGAGTGAAGGGGACCATTGCGGCGGTCACGTCATTCGTTTGGGCGTTCACCTGGACGTTCGAGGGGAGGCTGTTGGGGAGTGGGTTCGACATGGGCGGGGGACTCCAAGGGGAGGGGTGTCGTTTCGAGGGACTCAAACGATGAGAAACCGGGAAGACGACGGTTGTGATTCAGGGTCAGAACATCGTAGGCGGAGCGGAGATCGGATTGGAACGTTTTGAGCGTGGAGCGAGCGTCGGTGAGGGCACGTTCCCACGAGAGGACTTCGCGGGAGTTGGAGCGGCCGAGGAAATAGGAACAGGAGCGGTCAGGGAGGATCGAAGGGGTGAGGCAGGCGGAGAGGCGGAAGAAACGGAGGAGGTCGGGGCGGTTGGAGGAGCGGAGCAGCCAGCGGCGGACGAGGGCTGGCGTGACCACATCGAGGTAGGTCTCGTGTTGAGATTCTGAAAGGTGTGAGCGTTTGGCGTACGTGTACTTGTCTGGAGGTTGTAGCAGAGGGGTGAGGTGGCTGGAGAGGTAGTCGATGAGAACGGTGAGGTTGTCGGAAGAGGACTTGCTGTACTGGGGAAGGAGTTGTAGGTGAATGGGAGAAGGGCTGGTGGGGGGCGGGGTGGAGAGGGAGGTGAGGGTGCCGTGGAAGAGGATGGGACCTTCGGTGAAGGTCTCGTTGGGTTGGGGTGAAATGGAGTAGTAAGACTGATTGTCGTACTTCCAGGGGGAGCCGTAAGAGGAGGGCCTGTGGAGGAGGGACTTGGTGGGGGGAGGGGCTGGAGGGAGGAGGGATCGGGAGGAGGAGAGGAGGGTGGGGAGGTAGGAAGGGTGAGTGGGGAGAGAGGCGCAGAGGAGGTGGTCGAGGTGGGTGCGGGTGAGGGAGGTCTTGGTGGGTTTCTTTTTCTTGGGCTTGAGGGAGACCTTGGGGAGGGGTTCGGCGGTGGGGGCGATGCGGAAGAGGCGGGTGTCGGGGTCTTCGATGACGGCGTAGCGGAGGCCGTACTCCTTGCGGATAGTGTAAGCGAAAGAGCGGGCGTCGTGGAGTGTGGTGCAGTGGAAGATGGGGCCGGGCGCGTTGGGATTGAGAGCGAGGGTCTCACGGAAGGTGGCGAGGAGGGAGTCGTGGCGACCCAAGGGGTAGTTACGTTCGGTGAAGTTCTCGACGGGGATGACGATAGCGAGGCAGTGGGCGCGGACGGAAGAGAAGGTGCCGTTGCGGTTGTAGGAGTAGGGACGAGGCTTGGTGGAGATGTCCCAGTTTTCGACGAGGGTGTGGGTGGGGGGGACGGTGGAGAGGGCGATGGAGGCGGCGTCGAGGGAGGGGAAGAGAGGCGCGTCGGGGTGAGAGGCGATGAGGAGGGGGTCGGAGGTTATGTAGCGGGCGACTCCACCGTAGAGGGCGGGCTCTTCGAGGATGGCGAAGTACTGCTCGGTGTCGGTGGTGGACATGGGGGGCTCCGACGGGGGGCGAGGTGGGGAAAGGCGAGGGTGGGGACGGAGGGGCGGGGCGTGAGGCCCTGGAGGTGGAGGGTGAGAAGGCGGAGGTGATCGGAAAAGGGGGAGAGGAGGGCGTGGGTGCGGAGGATCGCGGCCGGGTGATAGCTCGAATAGAGGGTGACGGAGTTACAGCGGGGTGGGTCCGTCGAGGATGGGGGCACCAGGGGGAGGGAGGTGGCTTGGGAGGAGAAGGCGGAGGTGAGGTTGATGGAGGGCAGGCCGAGGACGGCGTAGGTGTGGGTGGCGGCGGGGGCACCGAGAGTGAAGATGGTGATGGCGGGGTGGAGAGAGGCGAGGTGGTGGAGGTCGTCCAACAGGTGAGGACGGCAGGCTTTGTACGACTGGGAAGGGGGGCCGTCGCCGTCGCGGTGGTAGCAGCGGCAGGCGTTGGTCAGGTAGATGGAGGCGAAGGGGGAGACGCGGGGGTAGATGATGGTGCGGAAGAAGTCGCCGGTAGGGCCGACGAAGGGGAGGGCGGAGAGGTCTTCGTGGTAGCCGGGGTTCTGGCCGACGATGAGGAGCGCGGGGAGCGAGGGGGTGATGGGGCCGACGGAGCAGAGGGGGATGCCGACGGAGCGGGCGACCGTGTGGAGCGGGCAGAGCGTGCAGGAAGAGAGGGAGGGGAGGACGGGGATGGGCGGGAGCTGCGTGAGGGAGAGGGACATGGCGGGTCTCAGCAGGTGGAGCCGGTGGAGGTGGGTGGGGGGGAAGAGGGGAAAGAGAGGGGGGTGGGGTGGGAGGAGGGCGGGGGGAAGAGGGGCGTGGTGGGAGAGGGGGTGCGGAGGAGGTGAAGAAGGGGGAGAGTGGGGTGGGAGAGGGGTTCGGACGTGGGGGGAGGGAGCAAGGGGAGGAGGGAGGGGGCGCAGAGGGAGAAGTAGTTGCGGAGGTAGGCGTGGGAGGGGCGGCGGATGCAGCAGAG